TGTCCGTTGTTAATTCCACTGCCTAAGCCATAGTCTTGTGTGGGTGATGCGTGGTATTTTGGGGTGAATTGGTTTTCTAGGTTTTTATATAGGTTAGGGTGGGCGTTTGGGTCTTGGTTGTGGATGTCTATAAAATCATCAATCATAGATATAGTAGCCAGACCGTTAGGGTCTACTACAACAGTTACGGCACTTGCATTTTCTGTTGTGAAATTCCATCCCGGTGATACATTTACAGGTATTTCAGACATGGCAGGCATATAGTTAGCGGTTTCAAACTGAGATATCCTATAAAGTATTTCTCCATCGTCCGGGTCTATTGCAAACATACCTGTCTGCCGCCATTCGTAACCCTCTTCAAGCGGCGGTTCGCCTGTTACCGGATTGCCGACATTTGTAAATAGGGCTTTAACCGTAGCTCTTGTGCCTGTTGTTTTCCTTGCTATTATAGAACCGGTTTGCTTTAAATCTATTACATCTTCAAGATTTGTAGGGTCCGGGCTGTAGCCTGATGCTGATACAATTCTTGTGATTTCAAGAGGGACAGTTCCGTCACCTTTTTTTATCTTGGCATTTAAGGCCTTGCCTTTTGTGGTTAGATGCATATGTACACCTTTGCTATTCAATTACTATCATCTCCTCTCTTATGGTAAAAGGTGCTGTTGATGTGTAATCAGTTATGTTTGTGTGTATGGGTTCTTGGTCGCAGATTATGAAGGATTCTATGGATAGGCTTGGGGCTGTGGTGGTGAAATCTGCTTTTTCTTCCTCGTATTCAAAAGTGATACTATCAAGCCATGAGCGTTCGTTTTTGACAGCATATATGGCTTTGATTGCCTCGCCTAAATCCTCTCTACTGACAAGCTGCGAACCTGCTATTGCGCGAAAGAAAAAAGGGCGGCCGCCATACTCAAACCATTCCTCGACCTTAAAATTGGGAAAGAATAGTGTTCGCACAATTTCCTCCACAACGCTTTTTGTGCCCTTTCGCCTATGCCAATCCAGCGAATTTTTAACCAGTGCCCTTTTAAGGTCAAGATTAAGCCCCAAAGGCTCGTAAAAGTCAACGTGAAACTGCCAGGCAAGGCTATCTACGATATCCTCGGACATTTCTTCAATCCGTGGTATCATTATCACGCCGTCAATCTCTTTGGTTATTTCTTTCATCTGTTTATCAAGGGCAGAAGCCACAGCAAGTATTTCTTTGGTTTTTAAGCGTTTGGGTAGAATGTCAGCTAAGATTAAATCAACAAGTTTAATCATCTTCTAACCCTCCATAAAACTCATCAAAACTTATATCATCAATATCAGCGACACCAAGCTCGAAGTGCTTTAGTGGCGTAAATACAGGCTCTATTATCTCAACACGCTTTGCCCCTGCCTTTACAATCATTTTTGTTAGCTGTGATGGGTTAATATCCCGCCCTAAAATTGACTTTTGCCACAAAATAAAAGCCTGTATAGCTTGCACCACAGACTTTTGTATTTTCACACCCATTACAGAATTATTTCGGGATATGAAATATTTTAGGTTTAATTTGTAGAGTGCTGCTTCGGGGGAGCGGACTACTACATAGTCGGTTAGCGGTCGCCTTGTGTCAGTGTTACATACAGCGTAAACCTCGTCAAGTATTGCCTGTGTCGGAAATTCCCCCCTTTGCAATAACGGGATTATCTCCACCACTCCAGGACTTGGGGAGGTGACTGAAACATCAATAATAAGCTGGTTAGCCGTCATTGCCCAATATTTATAGGCACCGGCAGGCCCAGCAGACGAAAAGCTCTCAGGCGCCATTTGCGTACGGCTTCTAAGAGTTTCTATATTTTCTAAGTCTGCACCGCCAGCGGTTTCCTCTATATTCTCCACGCTGTAGTGAAACGAGAAAGTGTCAACCAGTCTATTTACCTGCCCAGGCAAAAATCCGTTGCCAATATGCCCGATTTGAACACACCTAGCGTTAGCAGTTGTGGTTAGCTCCCCTGCGGGTATCTCCACGGCCTCAATAGTAGCAAAGTAGATATTATTTCCTGGTGTTGCCCTCGTTCCGATGGGGATTAGGGTTGCATTGGGCCGGGTTGTTGATAATCTAAACCTAAGTACAGTAACCGCTGCCCTCGGCTCGCTCTGTTCAACACCAACCAAAGCAGCAATATTTTGAATAAAGCCGTCTTGTGCGTAACGCAAGAGATTCTGCTTGCCAGCAAAATCAATATTGCTCCTATGCATAGACAACACATATACAAATTTCAACAACAATAACCTCATAGGGTCGCTTGGAAAAAGTTTGCGGTTTGCCTCTTTCTCAAAAATTGATATAATCTCTGCCGTTATGGTAGCCGTGTCCTTTTCAGCAAAATTAATATCGGGTAAATTTTCAAGAAATGTATTCATCAAGTATTCTCACCACCATTCTCGGATAAAATAAGCCTTCCATTGCATCATAAAGCTGAGGGATGAAGTCAATCTCCACCACTTCTACCCTCGGCTCATAGTCTTGCACTGTTTCCAAGGCAAAAATAGCCAGTTTCATCATTGCCCTCTGTGCTGGTACATCAATGAAAGTGGCGTTAATGCCCAAGTTTCTATCCAAAGCTACGGAGCCGACCTCAGTTGTAAGCAATACAGAAACATTTTGGAGTATTTCCTCAATGACTGTTTGAGGGAACAAATTAACCTCGGTCACGTTTATGCCCATAATTGTGTAAATATTATCAACCATAATCACCACCCACCTAAATGTATTCTTCAAAACTGACATTTACAGTTGAAGAAATACAAACACCTTTATTGTCTATAATCTCCCAGGGCATACTTAAATCAGCAATCCGCCAGCGATACATTCCGTGGGCTGACTTGCCTGTTATTACTGATAATGTCGTGCCTGCCCTTTGTAGATGTATCAGTTTGTTAAACTCCGCTTGAGGATTAACGCCAAACTGGGCTTTGAGGATTATTCTAAGGTTTAGTCTGTCAAGGTCTGGACCTACATATTGACTTACTGGCTTTCGGAGTAGCACATTGTTTTTAGCAAAACGGACGCTGTTATTGCGTGTAAAGCCGTCAAAAGTGAGAATTTTCTCTTGGGATACCTCAAACATAATCACATCATCAAGCTCTTTAGAACCTATTGCACCAATCATATGTCATCAACTCCTCTCGCGTATATCATTCGGGTATCGTTGTTGGCGACACTGTATGGCTACCCGTTACGGTGACATAACCCTGCACTTCGATATTTGCAGTTACGCCATCCATTTTAATAAAAGCTCTTTCATTTCCTGTAGCCTTATTTTTAGTAATCAAATCAATCTGGCCGGCTTGACCTTTAATGTTTATCTGTGTTGTTTCGTTGTCGGTAGAGAAGTTAGTCGTTTTTATTTCGACATCTCCAGTCTGGCCATCAATTTCAAGCTCCAGAGTATCTTTGTCATGCTCTACATTCGTTGTAACCAGATTAACCTTGCCTTCGTTACCCTTTACAGTAATTTTTAGGCTCGTTTTTCCAGCAAAATCTTCATCATCATGTACACGATAGTCAGTTGAGCTATTATTCAAGATAATGTTGAGTGCTTCCTTTATCTCTGTATCGATATCGCTCTTTGTGAAAATATCAATGGACTTTTCGCCACCGGCAAGGATCTTAATGGTGAGGGTGTGTAGCTCTCGGTCGTACTCAATCAACGTCTTATCTTTGAAAAGAGTATAGCGCTTATCCTTGCTAGCAATCGGAGGAATACGAGTGTCTGATGAAAAAGAACCTACTATATAGCCACGAGATGGGGCTTCGGGATCAAAAAAGCATCTTACTACTTCCCCAATGTCGGGCATCCAGTAATCGTAATCCTCCAGAGTTTTTGTATAATCCAAAGTCAAATCCCTTGTAACAATATCATCCCTGTCCTCAAAAGTAACCTTTGCTGTGCCTTTGGCTGGGTCTATAGACGATATTTTGCCTATTCTTATTGTATCTGTGTATTTATCTCGCATTAGTATCCCTCCAAGCAGCGGCGCAGGCTTAGTGAAACAGTATAGCCACCGCTATTGTTGATGGAATGGACTGCGGTGTCAATGTGATACTTGCCGTCAAATCTACCCCATCCCACAATGTCTATATTCGTGCCCGTGAAGTAGATAATGTCGCCTTTGAGTGTCATATCGCAAGTCCACTCATATTTATTTTCTTCTCTCAATCTCGCCTTCGCTTTGCGGTCAAGGTTTATATCATCGCTTTCGCTGTTATAATTCTCTCTAAGTTTTAGAGTATGCCCTACATCGGGAGCGTTTGGTGTCTCAAAGTAACCAACATAGGTTTCGTCCGTCTTTGGGCAGTAATATTGTATCTCGCATGCCTTGTAAACGTCCTTTGCATCTCTGTTAAAGTTCGGAACGCCAATTATGTTGCTGTCGCCCTTTGTGATGGTTGCGACTGTTGGTTTTCCTTCGTACTTGCTTTCCTCATAGATTATAAGCTGGCCGTCAGTAACTTTCATGCACAGCCCATCAGACTTACAAAGCTCCTCTAAAAAATCAAGATCCGATTTGTCGTTTTGGTCGGCCTGGTCATAAAATGGGTCAACGTCTGTATCATAAACTAAAGAAAGCCCTGCTGTGCCTGCTATATCTCCAGCAATGCCCGATAGGTTAATCTCTGCCCAAGCCCTGTTTTTCTTCTCACTTCTAACGCTGCTGGTTATTGGCACAGCAACGCCGCCTATTGAAAGGGTGTTGCTAAAGCGTGGGTTATCAATTTCAAACGAACCCAAGTCAATGGTTCTGTTGTCTCCTCGGGAGTTCCAGTCAAAGACTTCAATTCTGGCGGTGATAATATCGCCAGTTTCGGGAAACCATTCATCTAAAAAGCGCCCCTCTCTATCAGAGAGAGTGATGGCAATATCGTCTGTTTTGTCGTAATTATCGGTGTAGCTCATTTCAATTAGGTATCTTGTGATATTTCGGCCGCTTAATGTGATATTGGCGGCCGCTCTGCGTGCATTTGCCATATTACAACCCCCTGCTTAAATATTTTCTTGTCCTCTCGTCTGATGGGTGCAGAAAAATCTTGTCAGTTTTGTCATACTCTACAAGCTCCCCAAGCAGAAAATAGGCTGTATAATCGCTAATCCGTGTGGCTTGCTGCATATTGTGGGTTACTATGACAATGGTATAGTCACTTTTTAGCTCCAGCAGCAGCTTCTCAATTATCTCTGTAGATATTGGGTCTAAGGCAGATGTTGGCTCATTAAGCAGTAAGACCTCGGGTTCTACCGCCAAAGAACGGGCAATGCACAGCCTTTGTTGCTGGCCACCTGATAATTTCATAGCGGATTTTTTTAGCTGGTTTTTTACCTCACCCCACAAAGAGGCTTTTATCAAAGACTGCTCCACAATCAAATCAAGGTCTTGTTTTTTCCTTATGCCGTTTGCTCTTGGGCCAAATGCCACATTGTCATAAATGCTCATAGGAAAGGGATTAGGCTTTTGAAATACCATGCCAACCCGCTTTCGTACGGTTTTTACATCAATATCGCTGTGTATATCCTCTCCGCCCAAAAATATTGTGCCGGCCCATCGGCAACCCTCGCTGTATTCGTTAAGGCGGTTTATGGCTTTTAAGAAGGTGGATTTGCCACAGCCAGACGAGCCTATGAGTGATACTATTTTGTTTTTGGGTATATCCATGTTGATATTTTTGAGGGCTTGTAAATCATTGTAGAATACGTTTAGTGCTTGGATTTTTAGCTTTGGCATATGCTCGCCTCCGTCAAATTTGCTTGCCCCTTTGTGTTATAATTGTATTGTTAGTAATTTTGAGAGGGGGTGATTGTGTGGCAGAATTACCAGTCCCTGCAAGTGTTTATTTTAAGGATTTTTCACTTGGTATCGTAAAATACGAAGTCAGCCGTGAAAATTCGCACATTGCAGCAATTGAAGGCCTGCCCAATGAGGAATATGGAGAAAAATACATCCATTTTCCTCACGGTAACGACATTGCGGTCGGCGATATTTTGACTACCGGCAACACGGAGTATGCAGTCAGAAAAATATCTATCGACACTTATCAAGGCACACCAGAGCTTCTTAAAGCTGTGTATTACTAATTTTGATGCCCAAGTGAAGGTAAAACCTTCGCGAGAACATAGCAAGCTCGCTTAGTGCCTCTTCGAGGTCTTTATGGTCGAGGTTTGCCATATCAGCCAATATGGTAAATTTGACCTCTGTGCCACTTGTAAGCGTTTTGCTAAATTCTTGTTTGACTTCAAGAGCTCCTTCGGGGGCTTTTGTATTTTCCATGTGGTTTTCCTCCCATTTTTGGATTCGTTTTTCAGCGGTTGGAGCAGAACTATACACAACTTGCATGAAATTCCTTCAAGGCATCTGCCAAAAACTGTTCGTTGCCCTCAAATGCTGTGTCTATCGGCATTCCAAAAACACACTTCTCACCAACAAAAATACATATTTTGGCGCGCTCTGATGGCTCTTTGAATTTTGGCGGCTCGTGTTCAGCATTTGCATCACGACACCCACCCAACGCAAGCCGTGATATTTTCTCGAAAAAATCTAACAAATCCGCTTGCCCTCCAAACAAATCCCTATAGGTTCTCTCGGTAGCTTTTGTTTTGTCCATGCAGATCCTCCTCAAATAAAAAACCACCTTGTTTTTAGGTGGTTTGATGGTTATTGTTTTTCGGTTATGGGCTCTAGCAGGCCCTCCATATCCTTGACGAGTTTCCTGTATTCCTCTTCGCCCTCAATAAAGATGTCGTTATAATAAACAGGCTTACCGAAAAGGATTTTGAAAGCGTTTTTTATCCTGTTTAAGATACTGCCGTTATTGTGGTCATATCGGGAATCTTGCATGGATATGTCAAAATTGATTTCTCCATCTTCCCATTCCGTTCTTTCAGCAACCAGCATACAGCAGTTACAGCCGCATTTTAGAGTGACTGTTTTGGTTTTCTTGTTTGTTTTGGGCACAAAATCCTCCTCAAAAAGTTGTGTTTATGTCCTTTTGACTAGCTCTAAGTCATACCCTAAGGAGTGGACATATTTGACAACAGTTTTTATACTAGGGCTAATATCCATATCTACCTCAACACGGCTTATTGTGCGCTGGTCTAAGTCTGACACTTCTTGAAGCTGCTTCTGTGTCATTCCCGCTTCTTCTCTAGCCAAAGTCAGCTTTTTGCGAAACTCGTACTCCTTATTCCATTCTTCAGAGGCTTTTGCTAACTCAGGGTCAGAATCAATAAGCTCTTGCCTTTTTCTTTTAATTTCCTCAATATCTACTTTTCTGCCCGGCATACTGCATCCTCCTCTATAATTCATAAATATATAGCAAGCTAATTAAAGGGATTTTATTCCCTTAATCAACTCTTAATCCATATTCCTTTGCTCGTTTTATGGCTTTGTCCAAGTCTGTTTTTTCGGCTTTGCCTTTTTGTTTCTTGCAAGCATGGAGGAAATAAATGTTATCAGCATCAGCAACTATATACATTATGCGGTTTTGAGAGAATTTTATCTCCCATAGCTTACCTCTTAAATTTCTGGTGTTGATGTTTTTGAGGGCTGAATATCCGTCTTTTTCTATAGCTATTATGAAGTCAAAAGCCTCTAATTGCTCTTTCGCTGGCAATTTGACCAGATATTCTTGTATTAAGTCTTTGCCGCCTGATGTTTCATAGTTTATGATATTCACTAGGTTTCCTCCTTTCTGAATTAATTATACTATATATTTATAGTAAGGTCAAGAGGTTTTTTGAAAAAAGTTAAAATTATTTTTGTAAAATTAAGTTTACCCAGCCCTCCAAGGAGGAAAGGCGACCCTCTCCCTCCTTGGTGCTGGTGGCACAACAAGCTCACAATTAGCAGGGAAAACCGCAATATCTCTGTACCTATGGTTAGCCTCAATGAGTAGGTGCATCAGCATTTCAGTCCCGTATACACGCATAGATATAACGTCCCACATATCTCCTTGCGTGGTGATGTATACTTGGTTATTTTGTCCACTCATCAATTCTTCAACCTCCGTTTCTTGTCCTGATCCTCGCTTATAACACGCTTAACGATTTTTTCAACCTCGCCATACGTGCCTTGCAGGGCATTAGATATTACGTTCTCCAATTCGCCATTATCATAACCGCCGCCGCTGATTTGGATAACAGGGGCATAGTGGAATGACATTGTGTCGCCTCCGTATGTTGCGTTAGCCTCATCTAAACGACTCATAGCTGCTACAGGGCTGTTATATGGTGCTGGGCCGTCCGTGCCTGTTGCTTGCAGATTTTCATATCTGCTAAAACTGGTAAGGCTAGATACTGCATTATCTTCTGTGTTAGTCGGCGCTTTTACAACTCCACTAGCGGAGATATAACCAGCCACTTTACCTGATTGCATGAGCTCTGCAACGGCATGCGGTACAACAACAAGATTATCAGAAATAGCCTCCGATACATCCTTGCAAGTCTTGATAAGCTCGCCCGTCATGGAGTACATACCGTCTGACATGCTTCCCATGAGTTTTTTACCAAAGCCACGCATTTTCCTTGATGGTGAATTCATGGCCCAGTAGTTTCTCAAAGCCGCCTCGCTGTTTTGCGAGATATAAACCATTGCTCTTTCAAGATAGATACTGCCATCACGGACACCTTGGCCGATACCATGAGAAATATTGTACCCTTCATTATCAAAGCCTACATTATCTATAGTATTTGCAAAGGCGGCAAAACCAGCATTAACCTTGTCAATTAAGGCATTTTCCATAGCTTGGTTTTCCAATATAGCCAAAGCTACATGGTCTATTAGCTCCTCGGCTGATCCAGCAACGCCCATCGGGTCAAGCTCTCTCTGCATGGCCTCCATTGCAACAATGGTGCTATTCTCAAAAGCATCACCTAAAGCGGCCAGTTCATAATCGCAAGCATCAACAAGTCCTTGGATGGTGGCTGCCATCTCTGGGCCTGCATCTCTTAACTGGTCGAGTAGTGCCTGGTCTATATCTAACCCCTCGAAGCGCTCATGCAGAATAGCCATGTTTTTGCTCCACTCTTCAACAGCGTTTGCGTTTGCTGTTAGATTAGCGGTCATTTCTGCTATAGAAACATAGGCACGTTGGTTTACGGTGTCAAAAACATTGGTGGTAACACGCTTATAGCTCTCAAATGCACTATTCATGCGGTCGAGTGCATCTTCTTGGGCATCTGCCCACTCCTCGGCAGTAAAAGCCGCTCTCCGCATAGCCATCTCAAAGCCATAGGTGGCAATGGCGGCCTCCTCTTGCATACGGCGGTGGTCTTCAAGGTATCTTGCGTTTTGAGCCATAACCTCGCCCAAGTTTTCATACTCGGCAAAATTATTGGCTAGAGCATAGTTTAGAGCCTCCTCGGCGGCTATCAAATCGTCTAGCTGGTCGTTTAACCTGCCACGTTGTATAAATTGATGTCCTCCGAGGTTGTTTAGAGCTTCTTGCACGGCTGCTTGTTGCTCTTGTAGAGCTACGAGTTCATACTCTGCTTGCGAACGCTCCCTCACCAGTTCAAGTTGTCTAGCACGGGAGGCATCAATTTCTAACTGCTTTTCGGCAAGTCCAATATATCTTTGCAATGCCTCGGCCGTCATGTTTAATTCGCCCGTTTGTTCATTAAAGGCAAGATTAAGGCCAGGGATTGCTTGATTAAGAGCCGCTATGTCATAGGCCAGATTTTCCATCTCAAAGGCGGTTAAGTCGTAAGCATTGGCCAATTCGTAAACTCTGTTGGCTTGATGGGTAAACTCATCTGTAGCGACTTGCATATCTCTCATTTGTTGGTCAAAAGCTGCGGCGGAATTGTATATGCTGTCCGTCAAGGCTTGCTGGCGTTCAATGAGTGCATCTGTTTCCTCTTGAAGTCTGCGTGTTTCTTCGCTACTACGGAAAAGACACATAGCCAGAGCAGCCAGAGCAACGATAACAGCCATAATTACAGCCACAAGCAAAAATATTGGGTTCATTTTCATAATGATGTTCCAAATTTTCTGTGCAACGGTTGCTATTTTTATCTTGCCGGTAACAAGTCCAATCACAGTTGCAAAAACAGCCTTTGAGGCGGCCCATGCTTTGGTGGCGGCCGTACCAGCTTTTGCAACGATATTATAAGCCGTAGCACCAGCCACGGTTGCACCTGTAGCGGCTGCTGATTTTGTCGCCATAGCAGCATAACCAGCTTTTGCAAGAGTAAAGCCTTGTACAGCCTGCCTCCCTGCCACGAAAATCTTTATCAGCTTAGATGTGATTATCATAGCTGGTCCTATTGCAGCCGCTAGAGCGGCAAAGCGGATTATATTTCGCTGTGTGCTTTCGTCCAAGTTTCCAAACCACTCTACAGCACTTGTTACAACGCCGATTAAGCTAATAGCGTGGGGCATTAGATGCTCGCTTATCTGCAACATTAGCTCCTCCATAGAAGCCCTTAGCTGTGCAGTAGAGCCAGCCATGCCGTCATTTTGTATGGCGGCCATTTCAAAAGCTCGCCCTGTGCCATCCATAGCGGCCGTGGCTTCATACATTGTAGCAATATTCCCCTGCCACGCATCCCTGTTATTCATAAGTTCGTCAAAGACTGCCGTGGCATAAACAGTAGAAAACAGGTCGGCTGTGGCATTCATCCGTTCTTGCTCTGTGCTTAACCCTTCAATAGCATCCATTGTTTCAAGCATAATGTCGTTGAAGGGTCGCATATAGCCAGCCGAATCAAAAAATGCAACCCCCAAATCCGCAATTTCGCCAGTAGTAGGGTTTACGGCATTTCTTAACTGGTTGACTATTTGCTCTAAGCCACGTCCAGCTTGCACGCCATATAAGCCACCTTGATAGAGCTGTGCCAATGCACCAGTCATTTCTTCCATGCTTGCCCCTGTTTGGTTCATTGTGGGTGCAAGGGTGATTATGGCCTTTTCAAGATTTCCCATTGACATACCACTTAACGCAGTTGTTTGGGCAAACGCATTGATATACCGCTCGGCAGAGGATATATCCGACTGGGTCTTGACAAGGGCAAGATTCAAAAATCCTGCCGCCCTGCCTAAATCTGTGTTAGCAGCAGAGGCTAATACTGCGGAATAGCGCATTAAATCCGTTACATGGGCGACCTCTTGCCCTTCAACAACTACTTCGCTGGCAGCGGAAGCAAACTCTCTAGCAGTAAGCGAGAAATAGTCACTCCCCATAGCCAAATCCCGAAAGTTTCTTTCAAGCTGGGCCACCTCTTCAGCGGCCAGTTGTGTTCTAGCACGGATAGTACCCATAGTATTTTCCATGTCAGAGCCAATAACTACCGCTGCTGTACCAAGAGCCACAAGGGGAGTGGTTACTGCTAAAGTCATGCGCCGTCCAACGGCATTTAGCGTGGTTGCCAGTTGTTCGGCTTTGCTTTGTGCTTGTTGAAATGCTTTGCCGTATTTACTGCCCAGCTTGGCATTCAGCCTAAAAGCAATGTCATACGTTCTTGAACTCACAGCGTAACCACCCCCTATCTATGAGCTTTTTCTGCACGTTTGCGTTGCTCTATATACTCCGTATAAAGCTCTATACTTTGTTGCAATTCACAAAGCAGCAGATTTTTATAATGGAGTGGGCTGGTATTTGTACCCATAGCAACAACCAAAATAGTTTTGTTGATTTCTTTTAATCCTGTGTCGCCTGATGGGGAAGGGTCGGCGGCTGTGTCGGCGTTTTCCCATGTGCTGGAGTTTGTTCCTCCTTGCCCTCGTCCTCGTCCATCTCCTCCAATTCCCCAGCCAGCAAAAAACTCTGGACCTCCATACAGATACCGGTATAATCTCTGGCGCCAAGCATACGGAAAAGCTCCACGTCATTCCCAGAGGCTATAGCGGCAACCTCTACTTGATATTTTTTGCTGAATTCGATAATGGGGGTGATTTCCTTTTTCTTGGCCTTTGCCCTAAAACGCCTCTCGGCCGTTTCCAAGTCCATAACGGATAAATCATCAAGATTTAGCGTTATTTCTGTTATTTCCTTGCCATCATATGTGATTGGCTTTGACAAAACATATTTCTCCATCTGAAAACCCTCCTTAAATTTAGGCTAAACCAATATCTTGACGCACTTTGGCAAGATAATCCACGTTGTTTACCATGTAGATGTAACTTAGCTTGTCAATCTCCACAAGCTCTTTGCCCTCAATGGTTATTTTGAGATAGATAACCTCTGCTTCAAGATTTGTTCCCATTTGGGCAGCAGTATCAAAATTGCCTGGTGTAAAGGTCTTAGGGATTGCTTTCATAACGACCTTTACATATTTAGAGGTATACTCGCCGTTGTCGGGGTCGTAAGTCTGAACAGAACCTCTAAAGTCAAGATGATAGGTATTCGGAGCAACGTATATCACATTCTCCTCAACCAACGAACGCCAGTTTATGGTCGTTGTCATTGATTGGAGGTTGCCCACCGCCGGGGAATCAATCTCCCCGGCAATGCCAGCCCCCTTTATGGTGTCGGTCATATGTGCAATGTTCGGCAACACAACGTCAGCAACTCCAATCATCACATTGCCGTCATCATAGCACATAAAACCCTTTAATTTATCAGGTATCATTGCTTAATCCCTCCTATGAGCTAAACAGCGTTTGCAGATACGCTGGGTCATACTCCATAATCACATTTATTGCCTCTTTCGGAGGCGGTGGAGCAAACCTAAGCCTAAATGTAACCATGCCGTCCAAAATGTCTGTGTCGGGGTTGTCGTCTTGCAAAAACTCCAACCTACCGCCAAGAATAAACTCTCTTGCAGTCAGACCATTCAGCCAAATATTAACACTATCCATGATGGTAGTTATTCGGCGCGGCGTTATGGGTGCATCAATTCTGCTCCAATATGTTATGATGATGGTGTTACCCACCCAGTCAAACATACGGCGAATTGGGATAAATGCGTCTTTCGGGTCTGTTGAGCCCGGGAATATGCCTGTGCGATTACCCCACGCAACCCAGCCACGGGTAAAGTTAATGGCCGCCACAATACCCTGCGAGTTGAGGAAGTTGGCTTGATTTGTGTTCAAAATCAATTCCTCGCCGTCCGCATAGCACAAGCCATTCATTCTCAAATTCTGGTTTGATGGTGAATGGTATGGTGTGCCGCTATTTTCCGAATCAACACGGGCAATAAGCCCCGCCATCTGTGAAGAATAGTGGTAGATTTGGTTGCCAAGCCTTAGCTTGGGATAAAGGTTCAATTGCCTTGTGGAAACATAGTTATTCTGATTTTTCCAAGCTGGCACATAAGTAAATCTATGCTGCACAAGCTCCCCTGCGGCGTTTTCAATCATTGTTGGCATATCGCAAAGCAGAATACAGCGGAAATGTCCGTTGATATTGCCTGCTCTTGTTTCAAGCACAGCGGCAACGGCAGGGTCTGATGTAAACCCTGGGGCCAAAATCTGCCCAGGTACCAACCTAAAGCGAGGGAATACCTCCTCAATAAGCTCTGCACCCTCGTTTTTTCCTGTTTGGATATTGTAGCCGCCGATAATATCGTAAATATCCACTTTTTCGGGTGCAAGTTTGGTATAGGCAAACTCCAACAACTCGTTTTCGGTTATGCCATCCGCTACACCTTCAATAGCGTTAATGACAATGTGGCCGTCCCTGTTGAAAGTCAGCGTGTAGTGAACGCCAACCTTATATGCTTCTCCAGTAGCATTTTTGACTGTTACGGTATCAATCAAAACACCTTTTGCTAAAGCTCGTGGAGCAACGTCCTTTTGCTCCGGTGCGCTGCCGCTATCTCCACTATCACCGCCATTGTCGCCTGTATCGCTGCTCTCGTCTGTGCCGCCAATTTTCTCCGATAGCACAGCAGAGTAACCCTCAAGGGCCAGCTTGTTGTTCTGCACAGCCGTATTATGGATTTTCGGGTCAAGGACGTTAATCATCACAAGGGGAGCAACGCCATATAACGCAAACATACTATGTATGACTTGCGGGGCGGTGTAGTTATCCCATATTTCGGGCCTCATGCTCATACCGAAAGCTCTTACGGCATCTCGGTGAGTGAAAAGCAGTTGAGGCTCGTTTGTAACGGCGTATGGGTCTTCTGCTAAATGCACAGGTGCTGTTACCAAAGCCACAGGCATTGCAGAGTTAACCCTAACCGGCGGCAATATGCCAGTCGGTTCTTCATAGATATAGATACCGTGCTTAAATGCCATCTTTCAGCACCCCTTTCTTTAACTGACTTACAGCCACAGTATAAAGTCTGTGGGCTTCCGTACCTTGCGTTACAACCTCGGCCTTGAATTTAGGCACTTTTACAACCTCGACAAACAAGCCCTTTACTTCTGGCAGCTTCTCCAAAACATCTTGCAAATGGGCTATATCTGCTGGCGAGCCGCCACGTATGACGCTCCCGCTAAACAATCTGCCGCCCGGTATATTAGGGCCAAGATACATAAATGCCTGTTTTGACGTAGATTTTGGGGCTTTATCCTCGGCCTCGGCCTTGTTTATGCCCTTAGTGTCGGCTTCGGCAGTATCTATAGTTTCAACTTCGGCAGGGGCTTTGTCATTTTTCACCTTGCCGCCTTTTTTGTTATTACTGTTGTTCGTCTGATCCGCTTGAACATTCTCATCAACAGCCGTGTTTTCATAATCCTGCATATAAACGCTCCTCTCTTAAAAGTTTCTTGGGTCGGGTTTAGGCATAGGGAAACCAACGTAAAATTTGGCTTTTAACCAACCCTCCCAGTATGGATAAATCTGTTCGGGTATCATTTCCGCCTCAAAAAAATCCTCTTTAAGCCGATATTTATTATCAATCGTTAAATGCTCAAAAAAGGCTTGGCGGGTGGCCTCTATCAAATTCCATAAATCCCTGTAGCCACTCCCATCATTGACGAGCTTTCCGTCTTTGTCATAAACGCCTGGGTCATACACCCCAAAATAGACCTCTAAAATAACAAGGCTGATTCGTTGCTCATTCACATTTTCCACTTTGTCAATCCGAGGAATAATGAATGGAAACTCATCAGCATCTAATATGTCGCCGTCTATTGATTTTGGCATTATCCAGCCGTTTCGGACTATTTGTGGATTTTTGAAAGTAAAACTCTCATCTCCGTCCTCTTTGATAGTCCGTGCTTTGAGCTTCAGCTTTTGGGCAACCTCTTTTTGCAAGAAATCACAAATAGCGTCGTGCATAGTTACAATAGTTATCACCTTTTGGCCTCCTTGCTCAATATGAGATTTACTTGGCGGTCAAGCTCTTTGTTTAGCCGCATTGTAGCTCCAGCCTGAATTGTTTCACGAATTCTTGAATTTCCAAGCATTTCTGGAACACTCAAACCCCGTGCATGGGCTAATCGGTTTCTGCGGTTGCCTATGCGGACGTATATACCTGGCCCTCTTTTCATTTTGCCGTGTCTGTCTCTCACAACAAAAGCCTTGCTAACGCCGCTTTTGCCTCGGCTGGCATCTGACCTTAGATGCCAGCCGTCACCACTTCTATGTGGCCGCAAAAATACTGGTTTGCCGCCCCTTTGGCCTGGGTTTGTGTTGGGTGTTCTTGGGAAATTCTTTGCAAAGAAACGAGGTCCTTTGCGTTTCGCAACAGCGTCAAGGTTAGCACGAGAAGCCTTTATGACAACCATCTTCTCACGGACTGCTTGTTTGCTTACCATAAACTCCTTGGAAACTTCCCTTGCTCCGTCAGTTCTTATGCCTACAACAGCAACATTTATCGCCCGTTGGATTGCAGTTTCAGCGCCGCCCTTGATATGAGCAAGCCGCCGCTGTACTTTTTCAATTTCCGAGGTGTCAATGTTAATGTAAAGCTCGTTGTGATTATCTTTGGCCATCTACACTCACCCCCTCGTAATCTCCAAAGTTACCTCCAGCATTCCCATGTCGTCTACAACGCCGTCAACTACATAACGCTCGCCGTCAAATAGTAGAACATTGTTGATTTTAGGGATTTTCTTAAACTTTTCCAACCATTCGGCGGTCTTGATAAAGAACAACGTACCCGCCAAGCTGACATTTTCAGACTTAGCGGATATGCGTTGTTCCATGTAACGCTCTCGGTCAATAACCACATTGCAGATATGCTCGGCAGAAACTAAACCTTGAACGCCTTTTATGCGTTTGGGCGTTACAAATTCAAAAGCAGGGGCATTAAAAAAGACAGCATCCAAATCCTCTGCCGCCTGCTCTTGGAAATTACGCATTGTTGTCGTCCTCTTGCAATGCCTGCGCAATAAATTCGTTGACAAGGATTACAAGGTCGGTGTCCGTTATATCATCAGCGAAACTCACGCCGATTTCATTTGCATATTCGGACAATTCTTGGCGTGAAAGTTTGGCAACCTCATCAGGAGTTAGAAATTCCTCATCTTCGTCGTCCTCGTCCTCGTCATCTTTGGAGTTCTCGACAATGAAGTCATTAACCAACTTTCTTAACTCCGCAACCTTGATTTTTGGGTCAAAACTCTCAACGCCAATCTGATTAGCGTATTTTATCAAGTTGGGGAGCTTTAGCTTGTTGACCTCCGTTGGGGTCAACAAGTCCTCGGCAGCTTGATAGTGCGCTGGTTCTTCATGCTCTACGTCCATTGCAGTAATGGCTTTGATATATCCGCCTTTAATGAGCCTGTTAATGGTGGCCTCACTCAGGCTCTCGCCAGAAAACATGCGGTCTTTGGTGTATGTTTTGCTACTTAGGGTAAATTGTTTCAAAATCATATATTGCTTCATGGTGTAGTCACCCCCGAATCAATCATTACCCAAGACGAGATGTTGAGAGGGCAAGTAAGCGGCCTGGAGGACATATTGCCGAAATGCAACGTGCCTTCGTCATTAAACCAAGAATTAGGCACACGAGAAGCCATTGAGTGTCCGTTTTTGAGGTTTTTAACTGCACCATACAGCATACTTGTAGGCATACTCGTTGAACCGATAAACACTTTGCCGGTTGGGATAAGGCCGTAAACCTTTGGAACAAAGCCATCATCACCTGGGCCGACACCTGGATAGTCGGGATTTTCATTATCATTGTCCGCATACTCGCCGTCATAGGAGTAAACGTGCAAACCAACTTGGCGAATAAAGCCATAATAAGTAGCTCCGTTTTCTAACACATCTGGCTCAACAAGGCCCATTCTAAAGCCGCTGTTGTCAAATAGCTTTTGTACTCGCTCGTTATCCAACAAATGATTGATGGTATCAGAATCCGCAATCAAGATGTTTGGGGAGTAACCGGAGCGAGAGGCCATTTTACGAGCCTCCAACATATCACGCAAAGGGTCGGAGTTCACATAATTACTCCACGGCACAGCAGCCACAAGATTGTTTTCAAATCCAAAATCAATCTGTTTGTTTACGCCTTTGCCAATCATAATAATCTTGCCGTTGAATAGGGCTTGGGCGGCCATCCATTCCTCACGGCGGGTAATTGCACGGTCAAGTTCCCTCAAGTCGTTTTGCAAAAGCTCCGCTTGTCTGCGTGCGGCGTTATAGCCATTGATTAGCTGTTCGCCGGGCAAACGAATGTCAAGGTCGTCTGTTGTCAAAACTCGCTTTGGCGCAACCAAAGGCGGTGTAAATTCCTTTGTTTCGTAGCCTTCACGCTCTAAAACCTGACTGCCAATGCGTGGGCTTACGAATGGGGCCATAGGCATACCATTTTTCACGATGTCAAATATAACGCTTTCTGTGGGAAAACGCTGTATTGTTCTGAAAAATGTATCTTTCAAAAAGGTGCGGAGTGGTGGCGTTTGTTGCACCATTCTCATCATAAATTTAGGTTTGTACAGGTCAACTGTATTCATTTTTAGTCCTCCTCTATATTCTTGTTTCTCGGATAATAAGCCCGATTTCCGTCATCCTTCTGATGTGGGTATCTGCCGTATCCGTGCCGCCAAAATTGAGATAACGCTTGTTAAACGCACCCTTGATGTACATGGTGGTGGTTATTTCTTCATCGGCATTAGCCACAACATTATCCGTCATAATTCCTACGGCGTTTTCTGCTCCTGTTACGGCCGAATCCACAAGCACAGGTGCGCCATCTTCATTAAGGGCAACAACATCACCACGCTTAAATTCTATCGTGCCTGTGCCTGTTGGCCCTTGCACGATAACTGCGGCCGCCTCCAACGGATAATTGCCAGCAATCAAGCCGCCTCTTTCAACTTTTCCAATAGTAGCCATTTTCAAGTCCTCCTTATCTCACATTTTTATTGGCTTCCGCCAGGTGTGCCAACATTGCGTTTTCCTCGTCCTCGGTGCTGGTTTGGGTAGCACCGGCAGCAGAAACATCATCAAGCTCTTTGGCATCTTCTTGGGCTTGATTTAGGAAGTTAATGCCTTTTTGTTTTTGGGCTTTGATAAGCTCCATAGCAAAATCGGCAGCCGTTATGCCTGTTTCGTATTTCGCCTTGTTGGTTAGCTCCTCCATGCCAGCAAGAGCTATATCATCAATAGCCTGTATGCGCTCCCTCTCGGCTGTGATACCCTGCTGTCTTCCCTCATTTACAGCTTGATTGTAAATTTCGGGGTGCTTTGCTTTCAAATCTTCCAAATTCATAAGTGTGTCCTCCTCATTTTTATTTGATATTAGTGGTATTGGCGGCGTGGGTTGTGCAGCTTGTGCCTGTGACGCTGGCTTTGGCGGGGCGGTTTTCAGCATACTTGCTAAAACCTCTTTATTGCGGACTTTATCAAGGCTAATATTTAGCCCATTAAAAAAAGCCGTTTGTTTATCTTCGCCAAGATAAGCCACGACTTCCAAGTCTGTTACCTCATCAACAAACCCTTTCTCAAAGGCTTGCGAGCCAGTCATCCATGTATCAGCTTTGAGCATTTCCAAAAGCTCTGCTTTTTCTATGCCTGTTCGGGCATGGTAAATATCCACCATGCTCTCTGTGATAGTGCCGAGTATGTCAATTGCTTTTTGCAGTTCGTCAGCGTTGCCCCATGCCCATGTTGAGGGCAAATGCACCATCCAGACCGAGCCTAAAGCTGATACAATTTTATCGCCCGCCATTGCAATAATGGTAGCAGCACTCGCTGCTATGCCGTCATTGTAGGTAATGATTTGGGCTTTGTTGGCTTTAAGCAGGTTCATTATGGCATAAGCACCAAAGACGCTCCCGCCGTTGGAATTTATGCGAACGTGGATAGTTTCCATGTTGCCCAAGGCAGCCAGTTCTTTCCTAAACTTATTCGGCACGGCATCATCGGGATAATTCCAACCTTCGTACTGCACAATGTCGCCATAAATATATAACGTAGCCTCTGTAGCCTCCGTGTCGCCTGTGGCATTGTTTTCAAACCGCCAAAATTGATTATCCTTCCCCATCTTCATCACCTCCTCGCTCTTTTAACAACTGCTCATACTTACGCCGTACAAAGCCACGCCCGGCACGGCGTAAACTGCGAATGCGGTTATAAAGAATGCAAACACTGCTTAGGCAAGTGATAACAAGCCACACAATAACAAGATATAACGCCACATTCATTAGCATTAGTTGTCTAACCACAATGTCAGTAATGTCCATAAATTATCCCTCCTCTTTTATTTTTTTGAGTTCTTTCTCCAAAGTTTCCTCTTTGACACGCTGTCTGTAGTTTGCGTTGTAGTCCGTACCCGTCATTTCGGCAGCTTCACGCTCTCTTGTGCTAAATCCTTGCTCAACACGGCGGGTAGCTGCGGTTACTTCACGCAATGGGTCAATCTGCCCTTGTGATGGACCATGCCATTCTGCTTTGCAATAGGCAGCTTTTATAATCGGGTCGTCAAAAAAGCCTGGAGCGTATATTCTGCCTTTGGCAACAGCTTCAGATAGCCACTCCTCATAGATGGGCTGGCAAAAGTCATTTGCAAACCACCTACGCCTCATACGGAACATTTTCCACGCTTCGAGCAGGGCGGCACGGCTGGCACTATATGACGCCGAAAAGTGCTTTATCAAAAGCTCGTAGGGAATTTCTAAGGCAGAGCCTATCTGTCTAAGGATAGCATTCACGAAGCCGTCAAAGGCGACATTTGGTCGCCCTGGGCTGTTAATATCTATCTTTTCTCCTGGGCTCATATAGTTTATTGTGCCTGGGCCTAATTCGTATGTATATGGGTTGTCATCATCTATCCGCTCATCTTGTGGCAGTCCTTCACCTATGCCAGTTTCGGGCAGTTCCGTTGTTACGGAAACAGCAACCAATCCACCGACAACAGCGGCGATTAGCTCTGTTCGGGTATATTGCCCTAATTGCCGTAAGCTCTCTATTACGGGAGCTAAAATCGGCGTTCCTCGTGTCTGCCCTGGGCGTTCTGCCTCCATAAGGTGTAGAATGTTTTGCCGCCCTGTTTTTGAGCCAAAGGCGGCTATCTTTGTATAAACGCCCTTATCATTGGCGCTGCCTGGGTATTTGTCGTAAATATAATAAGCTACAACCTCGCCATTTGATACCTCCACGCCTTGACTTATATTGGTATTATACAACTTGTCGTTGGGGGTCTTAACTCTATCCCCCTCAATAAGCTGTATTTTTAAATCATAAGCAAAGCCTTGACGTTCCTTGAAAGGCAGCAGAACAAAAACATCTCCCGACAACAACGTAGATAAAAAAGCCAGTTGTTGCAGTTCGTAAAAATTATTAAGCCTCAATCTATCGCAATTTACAGAATTGGCGTAATATTCAAACTCTCTTACAACTGTCTTTTTCCAAGTTTCGGCCTCCTCTTCGCTCATTTTCAAGAATTCAGCATCAATGGAGGGTTTTAGCATAAGGCCAGAGCCAATTACATTTGTTCGGGTGGTTTTGACCGCTCCTGTGGCAATGTTACCGCCGCCCATGTACAAATCTCTTGAACGCTGGCGGAGCAAGTCAAGATTATCGTTTATGTCCTCCTCGGGCGAATTGCTCTCACTATCCCAACCAACCATAGCCTTTTTACTGGTATTTGCTCCGTGGTGAGAATAGCCAGAGTTAAGAAAATTCAAGCGCTGTTTTGCAATCTCACGCTTTAAGCCTTTTTCGGGGAATATATACGCAATGGCTTTATCAAATTTTGTTGGACTTCGTTGTTTACTCATGTCGGCCTCCTATGTATCTCTCGGAATTATTTGCTGGGAGCGTATTCTTGAACGCCCCTCCAGCCTGTCAACCTCGCCTTGCCAGTATCTTATCGACTCCCTAATGGCTCTAAGGTCGGCACGGCGTAGGAGGCGTGTTCCCATACGGTATTCTTGGCCAGTCATAACGGCTTGCTCCGCTAAAATCCAGCCTTGCAGCATTTCCTTTGCAGTAGTTATATTAATCTTGCACACCTCCACTTCTCACAGCGCCACGGCGTTTTTGTGATGTTTGCTTTTTATTAACCCTTGCCCTACGCTTTTTCAATGCCTCGAAATCTTCAAGAGTAGGATTAAGAATTTCAAGAGCTGCGGTAGCATAAACACGGCAATCTAAAGGCTCGTTTCTTACTCCTTTTTTGACTATCCACTCCGTTTTAGGGCGGCCTTTTACCATTTTTGTTACTTTTATCTCGCTTGTCAGCCCTTCAAAACATTTCTCATCATAACCATGCTGCATATCCTTTGTATCAAGCGGAAAGTGGCAATATCCAGCCTTTTCCGTATCCGTTTGGGCAAGGCGTGTATACAATATTGCCTTTATGGCGTTAGAGGCAATGGTGAAAAGGGTGTTTTTTATTTTCTTTGTTTTGGCTATGTTATGAATAATACTTATGCCTGTACCACCTCTGCCCTTGATGGCATAAACACCTCTATTTTCACGAGGTTTGCAAAAATGATAGACCTCATCAGTTCTATCTCCGTCTCCACTATCTACGGCAGTTCTGATAATCTGCATAGTGCCGCCGTCCTCGCAAGCGTAAGTTTTAAGCAAATGCTGATCCAGCCGTTCCCATGTTTCGGGAAGTAAAGTATTTCCGTAAATAACTTTATACTCGATGCCCCAACTAACCTTATTTTCTCCCCAGCCCACAATTTCAAGCTCGAAACGGTCATCTTGCACGTCAACCCCTGCCGTAAGCACCAGCACACCATCAGGCACAGGAGCGGCATAGGGTTTTCTGCGGCCGGCAAGCTCACTAAATTCTATAGTTTCGCCATCTTCTAACCACGCCTCGCCAAGCTCTGTATTAGTCCACACTTTCAGCATCTCGCTATCGCCTTTGGCTTCCAAGAACGCCTTTACGATAGCGCGCCATTCCCTCCAAGGACTTGCCAATGCACTCAAACGAAAACTTTTATGCACAGCATCTTCAACTGTATCAACCCATCTTCCGTGCTCGCCCCCGCTTTTCCAAGCAATTTCATTGTTAAGCTCTCCACAGGAAGGACAAAGACACAAAACGTCTTTATCATCTACCAAATCGCCATCATCATTACGCATATGGTCGAATTTAATATTTGCCCATATTAGCTCGTGATATTGCCCACAACCAGGGCACGGCAATTCCCATTTTGACATTGTGCCTTGATTGTATTCGTACTGTATACGACTGACACCATCAATTGTCGGGGTAGATACCTTTACTATTTTGTGATTATAAGGGTATGTGTTGGTTCTTTTCTCAACGATTGTAACAGGGTCGCCCTCTTTTTTCGCACTTTCGGGAAATCGGTCAACTTCATCAAGAAATAACACCTTTATAGGACGAGAGGCAAGGCCTACAGGTGAATTTGCACCCACAATAGCAATATAACCACCAGGGAAAAACTTTTTTGTTATGGTGTTTTTTGCATTGCGGCTTTTTTCTGTACCTATTGCAGAGCGTAAGACAGGGGTATCTCTTATCGTTGGGGCTATTCTTTCCTTGGAGAAATCACGCCCTACGTCAACAGTTGGTTGAACCAATAGCATTGATGAAGGGTCGTTATGGACATAATACCCCATTGAGTTTATAATCAACTCCGACTTACCTACCTGTGCGGAAGTCATAAGCGTTACCTTGCGTACTTTAGGGTCTGATACACATTCCATAGGTTTACGTAGGTATGGTGTTCGTGATGTTTTCCATTTCCCTGGCTCTGAGCTACTTTCTGCGGGTAGGCGCCTATATTTATCTGCCCATTCAGCTACACTAATATCTTCGGTCGGCTTTATGCGGCGCAAGATTTTCCTAAATAGTGCAACAGTATTCGGGGCAGGGGATAAATTTTCTCTTAGCTCCATTTAACTCCCCCTAATCCTCCTGCTCGTCTAGCTCTAATGAAATAGCGTTTTCGTCAAACATCAAGGGGCTGTACTCTGACAATTCATCTAAAGCCTCATCAACCGCTGTCTTTAGAATTTCTGTTATGCGTATCGTCTTATTGTCACCTTCTGGCACCCCCAAGAGTAGCGGCAAAACTTTATATGGCATAGTTTCCATCTTTGCCTTAAAGGCAATTAGCATATTTGTCATGATGAACTCTACGTCAGCCGAGCGGTGTAGTTCATTTCGCTTTAGCTGAATATCCATCTCTGCATCTTCACGCTTGGCCTTTGTAAGTTTAGCACGCTCCACATTATAATCATCTCCACCCCCTAACTGCGAGCGTAGGTAATCGGTATATCCCTGCACAGTAGCAACCAGTTTGTAATGTCCATGGGAAAATTCCTCAATAACTCCATCATCAGTAAGACGGCGAACGCTCCTCTCTGGTATTCCCAAGATTTGAGCAATAACCTTTCTCGTGTAAACCTTGCCTTTGGACTGCACCAGCACCACCGCCTTTTCCACTTTTCAAATCGTCCACAGAATTTTGGACATGGCTAAAAAAATCCCGAAACTAGCAAACAATTGCGGTCGCACCACCCGCACCCCTCCACATACGCCGAAAGTACCTTTTTCGCTCGCCTCGGCAGGGGGCGACATTCTTTTTTTATGGAGCGGTGGACTAAAACTCCCCAAACTCTAAATCATCATCACCAATCAACTCATCAAGGTCTATCTGCCCGGTGATACGCTGACGGTACAACTCTAACTTGGCATGGTCTATAGCCAACTTCGCATCTTCCAGCTCCATCTTGTGCCAAACTTCGATTGCCCTTTGTAAACGAGTCTGCACTCTTGTAAGAGCCTCCTCTATCCTCATAATCTCCGCTAATACCGGCACAGCGACATGAGAGCTGCTATTCTCTGTTACTGTATTACTACTACCCTTATCACCATCAGCCTTGGTGTAGGCCGTGGTGGTCGTGGATTTATTTTTCGTCACACTATCAAACACCATGCCGCCCTGCGTGTTTTTTAAGGCAGCTATTCTTACGAGCATACGCTTTTCACGGATACGCAAGGTCTTTATAAGGCGGGATTGTTCGTCATGCTTATTCACCTCTATATCTAATAGGGCCATTTCCTCCTCGTCAAATATATCTGGCGTGAAAAATACGGTTTCATATTCTCCAGTAGTAAGAGCATTCTTATTACCTGCGGGCCCGCCTTTGCCGCCGCGATTACCCTCGGCATTTCTATTTCCGGGCTGCCCGCCTCGGCGTTTCGTGTTCGTTCCATGAGAGGCACTCCCCCTAGCGGCCACATCTGCATTTATACTATCCTTTTTAGTAGAATCATCCGAAGATACCTCCCCATCCCCATTAGTTACGTAACTATTCCCCGTAACCTTTTGATTAGTTACGTAACTATTCAAAACACTTTCCCAATCATCCTCTTTTTTCCATTTGCGCACTTGGGCATCAGATACACCTATCTCGGCAGCAATATCTTTTAACAGCATCATTCCATTGCTGTCAAGCCACAACTTCAAAGCCCTTTCTCTTTTCTCGCTGCGCTGTCTCGGCATCACTCCCACCTACTTTATGACATAAAATATGAGTAATAAAAAAGCCGCTGTATCGAGCGGCTATATTATAATCTAGTTTTGGTAGTGCAAATACACAAATACACCCTAATTTAATCTAATTTCCTTGAAAATCGCAAGCCAATGTACACCTGTTCGTGCAAGTGGTCTGTATTGGTGCCATACAGACGGTGCATCAAGATAACTACTGTAATGTATAATACGTGTAGGGTCATCAACAAGGGACTCTTTATTGATATAGTGGGCTTGACTTACCGGCGTATTATAGGAGTATAATGTAATACCATCATCGTTTCCAACGCCTCTAAAGCATGACTGCATGATGTTTCTAACGGCTTCCATACCGCTAATTTGGTCAGCTTCTTCAATCCATAAAATGCCTATCGTCATTCCTTTGGGTGGCTTTATAGATTTTATTTTGCTTGGCTTATTGCCCGCTCTAAAGTAAATTATTTGACCTGTTTCTTTGCGTAAGATTTGCATAGGATTTGTAGTGCATTTAAAAAGATTTGACAATCCTAACTCATCAATCGCCCAAACAATTTGTGCATACACACTGTCACGTAAGTCGTCTGCCAGTTCACGGACAGCCATCGCACACATAGACGGATTTAACATTATTTGGTCAACAACCTTAAGTCCGCAGTATGATGATTTTAATGAGCCTCTGCCTCCCTTAAAGCCATACCTTCGATACTTTCTGCTATTAATGTCTCTATCAATATCAAAATAAGCACGGCCCAATACACGTGCCGGTAGTCCCTTATAAGTGGTTTCCGATTCTGACAGGTCATGCGCCGATGCAAATTCATGTTCTTTGAGTGCCAACATCCTATTATCGTACTCTTTTTTATGCCTGTCCATAGGATTCATTTCAAACCACCGCTCCAAAAAAGCCATAGAGCGCTGCTTGTCCGCCAGTTTAATTTTAAGCCCTCACGCCCTTCCGATATACCATTGATAAGCTGGCCGTCCACCATGTCACTACTTTTTAGGCGCACTTCGTTGATGTTACGGTATAATTCTTCTGCTTTGCCTGTTTCGGGATTAAGTGTGTATTTCGGGCTGCCGTTTTTATCAAGAACAGGTATATTCCTATTTTCAAACTCAAAGAAATCGCTAGAATCTGCAAATGCAATACGCATGTGCAGCTCCACAATATCATCTGCGCCGAAATCGCCGAGGGCTTCGTTCTTGATTGCCCTTAAACGTCGCAATTCTTCCTTAACACGTGGATTTACAAGGAGTTTTGGGCCTTCTGTGTTGGCTACAGAGTAACTGCAATCGTAAGCTTTCAAATATGCCTGCGTAGCGTTACGATTTCTTATAAAATATCGGCAAAAATCTTTCTGCTTTTGAGTTAGCTCATTATTATCCTCTACAGCATCAGCGATAATTCTGTCAACTTCTGCTGCTGTTTTAGGAACTTTTGTCACGCTGTCACGCTTGTCACGTGTAACGATATCGCCGTTTAAATACCTCTTTACCCATTGCCTTACAGTGGCAGGCTTTTTCCCATACTTTCTTGCAGCGTCAGCGGCAGACATGCCGGCGCGAATATCTTCAAGGGCTTTATTGCGTTCATTATCCCCCATAACATACCGTCACCTCCACCCAGCCCATCAAAAAACCGCCCGATTCATGCGGGCGGTCCTCAACATCATAATTATACAAATACATTATACCACACTTGGCAACTGCAATATAGTGAAATTTACTGCAATCTTTTACTCATGTATATATTTTATATAAAATATAGTCACACTTTGATGCAATATCATTTGAGTGTTTTTTTAAATCAGACTCTTTATCATTAGCAAGAGCGATTGCCTTTTCTCCTTCATGGCACATGATATCCTCATAAATATTTCTGATTTCCATAAATTTTTCAATTATGTACTTAACTTCCTTCTCGACTTCTATATAGTCTTTACAAGCAAGTTCAAGGATATGTATTTTGTTTCCAATTTTTCGTAAATTTGAAAGAATGCTAATCCTATTTCTAATATCTAAAAATGTTTCATTATACAGATTATCTTGTATGTTTGTAATCATTCGCTCAATTAGTTTTTCTAAGCTATCTTTCTTCCTGCGTTCGTCAGTTCTCTTTTGAACAAGATAGTATGCAACGCCTACAGAAATAATAAGAAGTGTAATATTGTACAAGGAAGCTTGGAAAAAATAATCATTATTTTTTATATTGTACATAAAGAAAAACGAAAGCGCAATTATAATGCACCCAACTATAAGAGCCTTCAAAAATCTTATCTTCATTAGTTTGGCCGTCTCCTTGTTACTTCTTGTTTTTAGCGTTACGAATATACTGCTGAATATCTTCAATTAACCTCGGCTCATCCTCCGATTTAATCCTTTCGATAGAGTCTTCAACTTCTTTGACTCCATACATTCTGGCCAAGCCACCGAAAGATTCCTCTAGAAATGATTGCGCATATCCATAGCCGCCGTCAAGATCAATAAACAGTTTTTCTTTTTTTTCAATGGCTTCTTTAAACTTTGGCTCTAATATTTCTTCTCTAAACTGCTCCCCGGAGAAATTTCCGTCAGTCTTAAATCTTGCGCCGGGCGTTGCAGTAAATTCTCTTCGAATTTTTATTTCTATCATGGACTACGCTCCCCTTTCAAATGGATGTTTTTCAATTTCCCAATAAAATAAAGTACCAACAAGCGGCATCTTTTTGTCACTCAATTCGATATCGGCGCCATTGCTTCCAAAGAAGCCTCGGCCGGATATAATTTTAAGGTTTTGAATGTGCCCGTTTTGGCATGCCTTAAAAACTTCAGGAAGACCGTTTCCTCTGTAAGGTTCCCCTGTAGCGGTCCTGAATTCACCACGGATAGCCGAACGGATATACTCACTGTCTTTCCTGGGTATAGCTTTTTCATACCATTTCTTCCTTACTGTTTCCGGTATACCTTCCCCCGTGTCCAAGAAAATAAAATTTAAAGTAGTATTGGTATTTTCAACACAAATATACCAATCCGATATTGCCCAGGCGCCCTTTTCTTTATATGCGTGATGTAGCGTATTTTTCATTAGTTCTAGTACTATTCCATACAGATGCCTAGTGACTATTTTGTCGACACCAAGCTTCTTGCCCACATAACTACAAATTTGTGTAGCATCGTCAGGCTCTGCCAATTTCCCAGTAATTATCTGAAAATAGTTACTGTTCGGCCTCAAACTTGTATCACTTAACGATTTAACATATTTGAAGAATCCGGAATCCTGGACTATATGAAGAACTTTATCGTTCTTGGGCAAGGACCCGGAAAATTCTGTATCAACATCGCTATATGACTTTACATTTTTCATCATTGCTATCAGATACATTATAGCATCAATGGTTATATTATCAACATTTTCCATGTCAATATACAATGTCTTATATTGACTCTTACTTTTTTCGTCTTTCAAGAAATTAATAATGTCCCCAAAATACTCTAAAGACTCTTCGCTATTTTCAAATATACTTAAATTTTGTGGTGATATAAATTTCCGCGAAGCCACTTTTTCTGATTTTTTTGAAGACCCGGATGAATAATATTGTTTAGATTTTTCCTTTAACTGAATACTTTTGCGCCTGGTCCTCTTCTTTAAATCTTTTAGATTTCTTCTCTTCATCCACAATTTATATTCCTGGCTGCTCTTTTTTATTATCACCACCACCAAAAACATTAATAATAAAATTTATACTGAAAATCAGATAAGGGCGTGATTTGCCCGCAAATCCCATAATGTTTCATTATTTTACCATGCTATTACCTAAATTTCAAGAATTTTTTTCTTTATTAGCTCCCCCCATAATAATTGCCTCGTTTTATCATAGCCTACCTTCCTCTTGACATAACATAATGGAAGGCAGGCCGTTCCGATCTTGTAGAATTGCGCCTGGATTGATTATAACAATGCAAATATTAAAATACAAGTTGAAAAATAATATAAACCAGAATGCCATTTTAACTACATCTTAAGTGCCCGCTGGGCCATCACCAAGCCTTTACTATGCAATTGATATATGCGCCGCATAGAATACCCCATCTCATCTGCAATCTCCTCGTAACTCTTAAACATCACATACCTCTCCCACAACACAGCCCTAACCTTCACATCCTCCACCCGCTCAATAACCCCTATAACCTCATCCGCCAACTTCTCAAGCCGAACCAAGTCCACTTCAAGCTTACGCTCTAAATCTACAATGGCCGCTACACAATCAGCTACACCATCTTTCCTGCGATTCTCCTGTACTCTCTCAAGACTTGCATCTCTTGGAGATATAGATACCGCCCTTTCACGCAGCTTCTCAAGTCTTGTAACAATGCCGTCTATTGCTTTGTTTAGGAAATATACTTGTTGTAAGTATTGTTTTGTTGTCATAAAGCACCCCCGAAGTTGGCAGCGCAGCCGCCTGTTTAAGTCTTGACATCCAAATAGAAATCCGCTATAATAACCTTGTCATAGTAATTCCAGCGGGCCAATCCTTCGGGGGAGGCCTGTTTTATTTTTACGCAGTATCTTCGCAAACAAAATCAATCACAGAATCATCAAACCCCGGAACCATACCCATACAAGCCATACCGGACATACCGGATGCCCTCGGGGTCAAAAATAGATTATAACCGCATGGAAAATTGGCATATTCACACCAGCCGCTGCTAATTGCTTCATCTGAATAAGGACACCCGCATTCAATGCAACCTTCCGGGCATTCGTAGTATTCCGCATGGTCATGAAAACATCTTTTAAACTCTTGCCAGCGTACTTTGCGCAGGCCGGGTTTAGTTTTATTGAATTCTACCCATGTAAATTCCATCTGCGATATTTGTTTTTCATAGTCGGTAATCGTAATCTGTTCCATGATTTTAATACTCGCCTTCCGGCCTGTAAGGGCCTGTTTTATGTACAATCATAATACATATACCACACACCATACTCATCAACATCTTTTTCAAAGTCAGCCTCATTGCCGCCGTACTTAGAATAGCAAAGCCAATCCATGCAATAATACAACTCTTCAATTTTCAAGCAGGAATCGCCGCCAATACCGGATGAATTGATGCGCTCTAACAATTCCGCTTCTAACTGTGCTTCTTCACGCATCAAATCCCTGTACCTCTTTAACCGCTCCTTTGTCATAAAATTCCACAACCCCCTTGACATTCATCCAATAATCCACTAAAATATATGCAAGATTTTGGTATCAGGGTCAAGGCTGGCAGATGTATAACCAACAGAGCCTTCGCCGCCAAAAATAGCAGCATCAGAAACCTCAAAATGTAGTGTCAATTTGGTGTGTACTAAATCAATCATCTTTTCTCCTCCTTAACCATTCTCTGTATTCATCATTCCAAACGCCGCCTAATTCGGCATCTTTAGCAAACCAGAAGTGGTAATGTGATAATTTGTCAAGCTTCTGTCTAATATCTCCAGCCCTCATTCTTTCAATAAGACCGAGTATGCTGGGGTCGGCACTCAAAAACGCCCACAATTTTTCAGCCTCTTGGTCGGTTAATGGCTTGTATGAAGCCGTAGACACACCAATTTGCGCGCGATTTATTGCAAGTGCTAACTCCTCTGCTCGGTGCTTCCAAATGTTAACCTCATCCGTTTGTATTTTTTTGCCTTTAAGAGATGCTATTTCAAACACAATCCCTGTACAATAAAGCCCCCCATCCTCATAAATCTTAAATGTGGCGTGTGGTATGTCGGTTTCATATGCCCAAGAGCCGCCGCTGGGCGGACACCAAATAGCAGTTATGGTTTTGCACTTTGCCCGTTCCTTTTCAGCATAAGGGCAATCGTCCTCCTCACACTCGTTGGCAAACAGTCCTTTTTCTGTGAAATAAGCAATGCCGCCGTTATATGCTCCAATCTCATCACGCTCTGCACCCTCAAAATACATAAGGTCATCAGAGCCTCCAAAAACGATTATCAAACCATTTTGTTCTGCAAACCCTCTATCTTCAAGAGATACCTCACTTCCATACTGCCCACCATCAAGTCTTTCAGCTAATCTCTCTTTTGTCATGCCTATTCCCCCTCCCCGCGATTACCCCGTTTCATACTATCCGGATTTTCCATACGCTCCTCCCCCTACCAGCCGTCAGCCTCGCAATCATCAATGGCCTGTTCAAATTCCTGTGTAAATTGATTTTCCAGCCAGTTTTCGGCCGCATCACGACTACCTAATGCCTCCACTAATTCAAGGCAAAATGTGTAAAGGTGCATTGTGCTTTTAAGAATATCTGGTTTGCCGTCTATCGGCTTACTGCATAACGCAATTCTTGTTTCGTTCATTTGTCAACCTCCTAGTTAAATGTCGCCTCGGGTTCTTCGTCTGGCGTAACAGAATCATCACCAGTTGTTTTATCAATCACTACCCTTGTGCCATTCTGCCGCAATGCCATAATAAAAACCTCAAATTCAGTCATATTTCTAAGCGAACGAATATCCGCTATTGCCATTTGGGAGCTTTCAATATCCCAATCGCTGGAATTATCCCACTTGTGCAAACCAATCTCAAAATTCATGTCTTTGTCATGTTCACACTCGAATACGAGCCTGCCGGTATCTCTAGCACTCCAGCTCCTTCTTTCATCTTCCGAAAATTCAAAGGTAACTTCTACATCCTCATAGCCAGGGCCATCGTCAATACTCACATTTAGGCCGCTTGTGTCTATATGCTTTGCCACATGCCCCATCCAGCGTTCAAATAATGTTGTGATAGTGATTGTGGCTGGTACTTCGGGGGTCATTAGCTTCTTGAAGTTACTTAACAAGTTCCTATTTTCTGCGGTTGTGGCTTGTAAGACTTCTGTCAGCACATCATCCAGTTTTAGTACATACTCGGAATAGTCATACCTCTCTAAAAATGGCATAATAACAGCCTCAATTTGTTTCCTGATTGTCTTTGTACCACTCCCATAATCTCGGAATATCTCGCTAACAGCCCTTTCAATTCCTTTCTCAATGTGTTCTGTGATTATGCGTTCAACTGTTCCATCTTCTAATTTTTGGCTCACAATATCCTTAATGCTGCTCTCTAAACTCATGCTATTTCCTCCTTCATCTCACCAACATTTATCACCCAAACAGGAAAACTACCTCTTTCACTATTAGAGCAAAAGCTATACCCGCCATCGGGATACTCATTAAAAATATCATCGGGCATTTTTATGTACCACCGTACCCAACTGTCGTGGATATCTGCTATGGTCGGCTTTCTTAATCCGCTGAATCTATCACCTACAGTCAGTTTTCTCCCGCAATATGGATATTCCTGTACGAATAGGTCTACGGCCTGCATTTTCGTGTATTTCTTGGCGTGTACGACAAACTGTGCTCCATCTGCACCGCCTGTAAATTCCATATAATCAAACTTTGACATTGATTTCATCTTTATCCACCCTTTCAAACTCATTAACCCAAACCCAATCATTTCTATCCCATGCTCCTACTCCGTAAGTTCTATCCCATAAATCTTTGAAATCAAATCGCATTAATGGGCTATTAGGCATTGTATTTGATGGTGTTAGTAATGCTCCTTCTGCAATACAGGCATCATAACTTATATCCTGTATCTTTTCAGCCCGCACTCCAGTAATCCTAAGGAACATCCTTGCCGCTTCTTTTGGCATATGTATCGAAGGACGCTTTTCCCATCCATCCTTTGAATCAAGTAGGCTATCAGTCAGATAAGCATACTCCGGATATCTTCATTTACACAATTCATCATCTATATCTCTGCGCCATTCAAATTTTTGATAGAAAGTTTCTCTTACGTACAAGATATCTCCGACAGAGTAGGGCATTTTTACAAGACTTTTTACCTCGCATCCATCACCAGAGCCCACTTTTACAGTATTTTTATTGCGGCTTCTTGTGCCTCTAAAAATCCCAAAACATTCTGCACCCTTGGGCTGGGGTTTAATCAACCGCCGGGTTTGTGTCTTAGGGTTATCTTTGCACAAAATAGCTCTCACCATCTCAGTATTGAATATTATTGGTTTCATTTCTCCTCCTTTGTTGTTATTCTTCGGCTGGCGGTTGCGGTAAAGGCATCCAATGCGTCACTTTAATTCTACGCTCCCGATTATTCTCTGCAGTAACATTGCAATACCCTGGATTCACCCCGACATTTATCCAGCCTCCGTATCTATCCAGCATTGCTATATCAACTGCATCTTTCCAAATCACAAGCGCAGTCGTGCCTCTTGGAGGTAAATCCTCCGGACAGTTAATCTTTGTCCATTGGTTGACTGTAGGGGCCCAGAACTGTTTCATCAATCGGCCTGACTGCTCTAAATCCTCATACTTAGATAACTTATTATTAGCCTCTTTTTGCAAGCTACACCAATAACAATTTTCCCTGCATCCAATGCATTCCCGGAATCTTCTATCACCTCCGACTACCCCGGTGTCATCTTGTGTTGTTTTTGTCAAACGTCTCATTGCTGCACCTCCTCAATAGTAACCCCAATATAAGGATTTACCCTATCAACCACCCTGGTATGACCAATCCCAACAACCCATTTAGGCCCATCATCAGGTAAAACCCTCTGCTCAACCAGAGCATCAAGTATCACCTTAACCCCAAAAGCGGTAACATTATCAAAATCTCTTCTGTTGTTTTTCTCTGCAAAGTGGAAGTTGATTTTAACGGGGGTTTTAACGGGGTATAAATGTGCTGCTTTTATGCACTCCCAACCCTAGCCTTCAAAGCCTCCATCAATGCCGCCTGAATATCCCCTTTGCCCTGCAGTGCCTTCATAACAACTTCATCAATGCTGCCCTCTCCTTTATCCCCCTGTGTGACGAGGTGATGAATAATAACAGGGTATCGCTGGCCTTGGCGGTGCAACCTCTTATTGGCCTGCTCATACTGCTCCAAACTCCATGTCAGCCCAAACCATATGATATGGTGCCCGCCGTCCTGCAAGTTAAGTCCGTAGGCACATGATGCGGGATGGGCGAGAAGTATGTCGATTTCACCATTATTCCAATCAGTTTCATCTTGGGTATTTTGATAAACTCTAACACGCAACCCTGATTTATCTAAAGCAGCAAGCAGTCTGTCGCGGTCGTGCTGAAAGTTGTAGAATACTAATGCTGATTTACCGTTCAAGCCCTCGATTGTCTCCAAAAACAATTCTATTTTACATTTGTGAATCTCGTGTGCGACTCTGTTGGCATCATAGACTGCGCCGTTGCAAAGCTGTAATAGTTTATTGGTCAGCACCCCTGCGCTTTGCGCCGTGATTTCCCCATTCATTACCTCAAGCAGCATTTCTTTTTCCATTTGCTTATATGCCTTTTGTGCGGCAGGGTTTAGCACTGTCGGGATTATGTTGTAAATGCGCTCCGGCAAGGTCAAATAATCCTCACTTTTCATACTGATGCAGATATCGCTGATAGCCTCTTGTATGCGCTCAAAACTGCCGTCTTTTGGTTTATAGCTGAATACTTGCAGCTGATTGCGTTTATCAGGGTCAAAGAATCTTGTCCGATATTGACCAAGTGTTTTGCATAATCTTTCACCGCCATCTAGCAGGAATACCTGCGCCCAGAGGTCAATCAGGCCATTTGGAGATGGTGTGCCGGTTAACTCTACAATGCTCCTAATGCGGCTGCGTACCAGTTTTAATGCCTTAAACCGCTTGCTCTGGCTGTTTTTAAAGCTGCTGCTTTCATCCAGAACCACCAAATCAAAAGGCCAAGAGTGCATATAATACTCCACTAGCCATGGCACATTCTCGCGGTTGATTATGTAGATATCTGACGGTGTCGCCAAAGCACGTATGCGCTGGCCGACAGTGCCAAGCACCAAAGATGTACGCATATGCTTTGTATGTGACCATTTCGCTGCCTCGCGACTCCATGTACCTTCCGCTACTTTCTTTGGGGCTACTATTAACATTTTGCCGATTGCCCAGCGATTATAACGCAGGTCGTTTGCGGCGGTTAGGGTGATGGCTGTTTTGCCTAAGCCCATGTCTAAGAACAATCCGATGGAGGCACCGTGCAGTACGGCTTGTGTGATGCGGTCTACGCAATATTGTTGGTATGGATAGGGGTCAAATGTCATAGCGTACCACTAACCTTACGAAATTCCTCGTTACGCCACATTTCCATTTCTAAGGTATTGATAAAAATATCCAATCTTTCTTCCCCTCCCTGAACAACGTCAGCTAAAAAATCCAGTTCGCTTAATTTTTTAATTGTATGTTCTTGCAGCAGCGTCAACTTACCTTTGTCGGTTTTTAGTTCGGCGAACGCTACTGTGCCGTGCGGCAATAGTATCAATCTGTCAGGCATGCCCGATGAACCTAAGCAGTTAAGTTTTACGCAAATGCCGCCAAGTTCTTCAACTTTCTTTTTTAGCTTTTTTTCTATGTACTTTTCAAGCATTTTTCAAACCCCGCTTTCATTTTTCACATTATTAAGGAAGAGTAATTTCGTGTTCCCGTGTTCCCAAAAAATTTCCCTATTACTTAACTGTTAATTAGGGATGTATTAGGTCTCTAATTACTCCCTAATTACCCTACAGGTCTTTTACTTTAAAATTTCAGGAACAAGGAACAAAAGGTATGTAAAGCCTGTAAAATAAATGTTTGTAGCTGTTCCCGAAAATGTTCCCGAGATTTTTTTCAGGAACAAAAAACGATTTTAAGCGTTCCTGACGCACCTGAAAAAAACTTTCAGGAACAAGTCGGGAACATTTTCAGGAACGCCTAAATTTTTACATTTGCTCAATGCGTTCAAAACACTTTTGAGGGCCATATATAGGTACTCTAATTTTCTCGCCCTCTTTCCAACCTTTTATTCTCCTCAAAATATTTGAAATTTCCAGCGATGCAGCCCTGCCCATCTTTCCGTTCGGCTCGCCGAATAGCTCGCAGCGGATTTCATATGTACAAACTTTGCTGCGTTTAAACGCCCCTTCGGCATTACTCAACGTATCTCTGCGATATGCCGGACTTTGCACGTACTGCTGCCGATAAGAAAGCTCCATTTTGTCCCAGTGCAAGGGTAGCTCCATATCAAGATAATTTTCAATCATGCCTTGTTTAGGATTTTCCTCCGAATGCGCCTCTTGCTGAACACGTGCCATCTTCTCAAGATGTGGTGGCAGATAAATCTTCTCGCCTTGGATGTAATAGTGATACGCTTCTGCCCAAAGCTGCCCGACCTCATAATCTGTCAAATCTACAAACACATTCTTTTTGGTAACGCCGTCCTCAGCAATATCAAGGGGCCACCAGCGCCGCTCCCCTGTCGGGTCTTTGAGGAAGTCTCTTGTATTCGATGTGCCGAAAAATACGCACTGCCTTGCAAAGTTCTCAACCCTGCGGCCATAAGCCACACGATAGCGGTCATCCGTCTTTGTTATAAAGTGTTTTATCTGATTAACCTCGGCGTTGCGTAGTGCAGCCAGCTCGCCAAATTCGATAATCCAAGCCCCTTGTAACTGCTCATAAGCATCTTTTTCTTTACCTGCTGACAGGTTTAAGCTGTCGGAAAACCACTCTTTTGCAATTTTTTTAATAATTGTGCTCTTACCGCGCCCTTGAGGACCAACAAGCACCAGCACATAATCAAATTTCACGCCGGGGTTAAAAATCCGCGCTACACAGGCTACAAAGGACTTGCGGCTGACTGCTCTCGTGTATTCGCTGTCCTCCACGCCTAAATAATCAATATAGTGGGTATCAAGCCGCGGTACATAATCCCATGTTTGCGCGGTAATAAAATCTCTTACAGGATGGAATCCGTTGTCGTAGGTGCACTGCTTTAACGCATCTTCAATTTTTGCCTTGGTTGATATTTGATATTTTCTTTCGAGATACACCCTTAGCCCGGAATCATCCTTATCATCAAGGTATATGTTAACATCTCCGGCTTTGCGCCATGGTAGCATACCCAACATAACTTCTCTGTGAGCAAACTCATCCATAGCCATCCGGTCCCTTAAAACAGGGTCGTTTTGCAGTATTAAAAGCACATTGGGCGATGTTTGCCTGATGCGACCTTTGGAATCTATATCCAGCCTTTCATGCCAATTCTCGTCAATCTCAATGCCGCCAAAATCTTCTGTAGCTGATGATGATGACCTTTCTTTTGCTAAAGCACCTTTTACGGCGGCAATTTCCATTGTAAGTTCAATCATTTTTTTGTAGCTTGGCAAGCGGTTTATAGGCGTATCGAGTGCCGCGTCATCATCTTCGCCCTCGAATTTATGTAAACGTACTAAGTCAAAGGCATTAACCAACTTACCGCCGCAAGGGTCTGTGGAGTGATGGGAATAAAGAAATATACCGCCGTCATAGACAATTGCGCCGCCTGTTGTGCTTCCTTCTGTATAAGTGAAGCGGTCATCCATATCGCAGGATTCATAAACCCCCGGTAAAAATTCATCCATAGCCTCATAAATGTTATATGTCCGGCAGAAAGCTCCGACAACGCCGCTTTTTGTTGTTGGGTTGCCTTGTTTCATGGCACGCTTAATATAGGCATTCTCGCTTGTAAGGCGAGGCCAGCTCGTCATGTCTTTCCAGTTGACGTACTGCGCCAGCACACCGTCCAACGCCAACATTGCCTTGTCTTGCCAATGATAAATATACTCGCCATCGGCGCAAACACTAGGCCAGTACATCAGGCGGCTTGGTTCAAAAGTAGAAGGGTCGGCAAATTCCAAACCTATAACTTCTGCCACCTTACGCGCCGCCGCTTCGTACTCTTCGGCGGTTGCCGTTCTATCTAAAGGTAATAAAACCCTCAAGCGCGGTGCCGCGGGATGATGTTTGCGGGTAGAATACACACAATACCCACACCCGAGACCCTCAATGCGACGCAAAATATCTTCCGTACCCATAGGGGGGATTTTATCCAAATCCAGCGTAACGATGTCCCGCCCAACAACCGCACCTGTTTTGCGGCGGATGCCTTTCAAGGCCCCCGCCACAAAGCCGCCTATATCTTTCAAATCGTCCTGCTGGCTGCGGGACATTGTAAGATATTGCGCATGGGTTTCTGCGGATCGTCCCGGCAAACGCAATTTTTCATACATCTCAAGGAGCGTAAGACGTTGCGGCTGCCAGTTTACGCTTTTGCGGTGGTTGCCTACGGATATGGTTATTTTTCTATTGTGAACCACGCGCATCAATCCTTCTTATAATATTTCCCAATCCAGCCATCGGCACCAAGAGGTAAATCCTGTGCCCAAGGCATTGGTTCAGACATTAACTTAGTAACAGTATCCAAAATTTCTTCAGGTCTACGACTGTAAGATTCCACTACTATTTCATCATGTACATGAAACACTATCCCGAGCCCGGCCGCCGTCAGCCGAGTAACAGCTTCTGATAAACAATCTCTCGCTACTGCTTGTGTTACGTTCTCCGCCAACTTTCCGCCGTATGTGTCAAGCCTAGCCCATTTTTTACTGGTACTGTCATTTCCCATATAAGTAACATTGGGACGGCCCCATGCATTCTGCCCTATTTGCGGTTTAGCATAATACAATTTACGTCCGCTTGGTAGTCTTATCGTAAGAAACTCCAGACCATTATTTTTGTCGGTCTCCATTGCCAGCATTATTTCGGCACCTACTGTACCTGTACGCGAATTATTTATACCAACCGAAATGCCGTTTCCAACCACAGATACAGCAGCATTCTCCAATTGCTGCCAAAATGCAGTAATTCGTAAGTTGGCATTTCGCCATTGCCGCACAAGCTGAGGAAGTTCTTCTTCACTCAAGCCCATATCCAGCGCACCCATTGACATTAATGCGCCTGATGAACCTTGATATCCCAGAGCAAGTTCTGCAACTTTGCCCTTTTGCCGCAGCGGACTGCCTTTCCCGATAGTTTCAAGTGGTACATTAAACATTGCCGCAGCCGATGCTTCATATATTTTGCCGTGGGTTTTGAAAACTGTAAGCCTCCAAGTTTCACCGGCCAGCCACGCGAGTACCCTTGCCTCTATAGCCGCAAAGTCTGCATCTATTAGATGGCAGCCGTCTTTAGCAACAAGGGCCGTGCGTATCATCTGAGAGAGAGTATCAGGCACTTTGCCGTAGCAAAAACGAAGTTTATCGGATTCCCGACCTTTTATCAGGTCACGAGCAAGTTCCGGCGGCTCAATATATGTCCGGGGCAGATTTTGAACCTGCACCAAACGTCCCGCCCAACGCCCTGTGCGTCCCGCTCCGTAAAACTGAAGCAGTCCTCGAATGCGCCCATCAGCACAGACGGCGTTTTTGATGGCATTATATTTCTTTGTACTGGTTTTAGATATCTCCTGCCTAATCTCAAGCATGCGTCTTGCATCATCGCTTTCAAGTTCCTTGCCTAAGAATTGGATGACAGTATCTTTACGTAAATCCGGTATACCTTCACCAAGTTCTTCTTCCAGCCATATCCGTAACTGTTGGGTACTGCCGGGGTTTTCAAGCCCCGAAATTTTTACAGCTTCATCCATCAGTCCGGCGGCATTTTTTTCGCCAATGTCAATTGCACTTTCTACCAAATCCATGTCCACTGAAACTCCGCGAGAGTTTATAGCAACATCTGTCTGCCACTCCATTAGAATCGGCAAGGGCAGGGGGAAATTAGACAACCTCCCGGCCACTTCCATTTCGGCGATAACATCACCGCGGCAATACTCCTTGTAAAGTGCCCACTTGTCGATGTCATGATGCGGGAGATTGCGCAGTCTGCCGCCATTTTTGCTTGTTGGCGCACACGGCATGCTGAAATACCTTATCAATGCTTTTCCTTGGGTCTGCTTCTTCTTTTCGGATGCCAACCCCAAAGCTTCGCCAATCTGTGCCAAGCCAGCAGGGTATCCGTGATACATGCCCTGCACCATGGTACAGCGCCATTGAGAAATCGGAAGCTTGTTTCCTAAGTCTCTAAATCCATGTTTTGCGAAAAAACTATTTATACAAACCCACTCAAACACAGCATTATACGCCTGCTTGACATACCGAGCATCAGTTAGAGCGTCTACCAGCCAGTTAGGAAGAATGTCACCTCCGGCGAGGTCGATAACTTCGACCTCGCCGCCGTCTACACTATAGGCAAAGATTAAAATATCAAAGTCCGGGCTTTCTGCGTATTTAAATAGGCCGCACTTAATTAAATCTACGCTCGAGAATGTTTCGATGTCGATGCTTAAGGCATGATTCATGCCGGCTGCCCTGTTAATGGGTTAATTGCCGGTTGCTGCGGCTCATACCCCTGATTCTGCGGCTGCGTATACTGCTGTTGAGCATATGCCGCAGGCTGTGCAGGGTATTGCGGCTGATGTGTGTAAGGCTGTATCTGTTGATTTGGTGCATAGCCCTGCGGCGGGGCCGCATATTGCTGCCCTTGATACGCAGTCGGCGCATAAGATTGTGATGCTGCACCGCTCCCGGCCGGAGACGAGCTATCTTGAATATTTCCGAAATCGGCCTCGGCATTAGCTCTGCCGGACAATGGCTCATCATCCCTTGTCTTGCATACATTGTTTAGCTGACAGCTGATGCCTTTGCGGCCATTAAAGTTATACCCCCAGAAGTTTACGGTCACTCTGCCCCACATGCCGCTGTAAATATCTACAGGGGCCAGCTCTTGTTTTACATTGCTGATATGTACTACTTGCGGTTTATGCTTATCAGCTTTGGCTGTTGCTGTGATAACCCAATGCCCCTTGCATTCGGCACCAAAAGAGTTTCCGTTTGCGGTTACTCCATCACCGTCATAAATCGGGGAAGCCATTATCGGAGGACGTACACCATTCCAATTGCCGGACATGGCAGTTTGCGCCGCCGCTTCAATGGCGGCCATAATAGCATTATAAGTTGTCGTGTCACTTTTAGGGATTAGTAGAGTAGCCGAATATTTTTCCTCGCCGCCAAGGTCTCTTCTTGGAGAAGCAAGAGCTACATAAGACAGCCTGACCTCGCCGGTTAATACTTTCGTTGGTACACCTTGATACATAATTTTTCCTCCTAAATTGGTCCGGATAAATTCATTTTTTTCACGGACTTAAATTTGATTACTTATTATTTTCTCAATATCATTAATAATTTTAGATATTTTCTGTTTGTCTGTACGGGTTTTTAATAACAGGGTTTCGATAATGCTCACTTGATGCAGTATTTCCTGAAACGCACTGCGATTACTGTCCAGTGAGTTTTTGTAGTCATCGAGATCGGACTCTACTTGTTCTTTAGCAACTTGTTTTGCAAAATCCGCCTCATCGATTATTTCAGCAATGAAGTTCCTCGCATCATAGCCCATATATAAATCTACGTATTCCAATATATCCTTTGATTCCAACGGGGCTATATTCATGCCTAAAGTTTTTAGAGTTAATACGTGAGGCACTATACCACCTCCGCAAAATCCGATACTGCTGAATTTACCTTCGGACGCTTGTCGCTTTCATGAGCAAGCGCCGGCTTGCCCGGCGGCTTTATGATAAATTTTGAGGCAACTTGCTCAAATTCTTTTACACCGATAGTTTTTTCAAGCTGCGATAGGGTTTTAGGCACATAGTCGTATATCAAAGCGCGGTCAATACCGGAATTCTCTATAGCCATGAGTGCTGCATCCTGGTCATTCCACTTCCTTGTGCTCCGGCCATGCACAGCTTTCCATCCGGGTATATCATCACCCCTAAGAAGTGCAGCTAATGCGTATTCTTCCAGACCGTTGTACCATTTTACAAGCTGTGCCCCAAGGTGCAGATATTGACCGATTTCTTCGTGGGTAAGCGTTGGCGAAACAAGTGTCCCATCCTGCTCTTCTTTTCTTTGCGCTGAGTTTTCAGATGCAGGCAGCTCAATTTCCATGAAATCTGCCAAGGCTCCAAAATGCTCCGCCCTGGCGCGGCAAGTTGCTCTCATGCGGCAGAAACCCTTATCACACCACTCTCCCACGACACACTTGCCAAATCCCGTATACGCCGAATGAGCTTTAGGTTTTACTACTTTTTCACCCCAAGATAACAGTTCTTCTGCAGTTAAAGTATAACTGTCATAGTTATCAAGCCTCGGCTGATATACATTAAGTGTTATAGATTGTATGCTGTCTCCGTAGAGCGGCCGGTATTGCTTCAAGGCTCCCAAAGCATAAAGCATCAGTTGCGGATTATCTTTAGCCGATACTAAAACGCCTTTTCCATATTTTATATCTGTAATCATTAAATCTCTTCCGGCTATAATGATGCAATCGCAAGTACCAAATGAATCAGGCACCCAATCCGATAAATCCACCTTAACTTCAAAAGCCATATATGGGGATGCTTTACACATCATGGATAATTCAGCAAGCTTTTCTGCGTAGTTTTCGGCGTGATTAAGCATTTCAGCATTATATAGCGGATTTGCTTTAAAAACCTTCAGTGCTTTATTAAATGCAGCTTTCTTTAACCCTTTAAATCTTAAATTTGCATATAACTCGCAAATCGAATGCGCAAGAGTACCTTCTTCGGCGTATTCACTTGTATTGTTGGGAAGTGCATCTTCCAATCTTGCCGATGGTGTGCAGTTAAGCCATTTCACTGCACCTGATGGTGACAGTAGTGCATGTGTTCTTTGAGCTTCAGGGGTAAACGCTGCTGTTAGGTGTAATTCCTTTATCATCATTAAATCACCTGCTTTCTTATTCTCGACATCGTCGGGCTAACGTGATATATTAGTTTAAAGGGGGAGTTGCAATATGCCATACAGAAGTATGTTAAACGGCATTTTTGAATCTATCAGCGATGAAGTCTGTATTCTGTGCGGCTCACGTACAGTTCGCCTAGCATTTAAGGATAGCGGCATATGCTATGAATACCAAGATGTTAAAGAAGAAGACCTTGAGGCACTTTTGCAAAACCAAGGCAAAGTATATAATTCCAGCTTTAAGTCAAAATATAAAGATACTGAAATGAAGGTTGCCTCCTGTGAATTACGTAAAGGCGAATCACAATATTTTGGTGATGGAAAGCGCCCAATATGCAGTTCCTGTGACAGGAAACTCTCCGGAGGCAGCTAGCGTACCATTTCTACAGGCATTGAGAATACCTCGACCCCATCGTTTTCTAAGGTAATCTTATCCCATCCAATGTGAATTTTACCATGAGGCGCACCCTGTAACTGTAAGACTCTGGCCAACGGGCGCGCGAGTTCTGCGGTCAGCTTATAACTTTCCTCTCTCCAATTTTGCAATTCTTCAGCGGTGGGCTTCCTTGATATAATTTCGCCGTCTATCAGTTCATAAACGTGGCCATCCACATGACGACAGTGTCTCAAACAATCGGGATAGTTCATATACTCGCCCCCAGCTTACGAAGCTCAATTGCAAATGCACCAAGCTGGCCGAGATGCAAACCGGTTACGGCCTGTACGCCGAACTGTGCAAGTAATTCTACAAGCTGAGGCATTTTTCCGGCATCCACTAAGGCTGTGCCCGCCTGCATTATCTGTTCATGGGTGTAGCTCGGGGCCGGGGCGGTTGGTATAGAGGACTCCTGATGCGGTATCTGGGGAGTGTTTGCCGTTGCGTACATCATTTGTGCATGGTTTTGGGGCTGCCCGGGTATTTGTGCAGGAGTAAAAGTTGAGGGAGGCTGTGGCTGATGTGCCGGAGCAGGGTTAGGGGTGCTTTGCGGTACATAGTTGTTTGTTGACGGCAATTGGTTATGCTGTGGATAGCTTTCACTATCAAGTAAAGCTTCTTTGTCACCTACAAAGTGCATCATCTCAGCCAGTTTTGTTTTTAGGTCATTTAGGCTGTTTGCTGTAATTTCTAGTTTAAACATAATTTCCTCCTTGGGGTTGTGGTTTGGTTTTGTATTGATTTCATTTGATTTCATGACAACTTAAATAATAATTCCACTAATCATGTCGAAAAATTTATTCCATCAAGGTCTTGACAGCTTGTATTCTGTGTGATATAATATGATTCTTATATTCGACTTTGAGCCGTTTTGCATGGATGGATGCGGGCGGCTCATTTGCTTTTGTAGATGATTGTTGCTGCACTGGCCGGTATGGGGTCCTTAATACCCGGATAAGTCTTTTGGATTAACTCTGCGGTGGCATTTTCTGATGAAAATACGACCTTTATAATATCGATATCCGCATGTTCCTCTGCATGTTCTAAAAATACTCTGACCATCCTGTGCAGTTCGTTATAATCGGTGTGGGTTAAGATTAATGTGTGTTTCAATTAGTCACGCTCCTCCCAGTCATTGCAAACATCATCCCACTCCACAAAATCAGTGTAATAATCACTGTTTTCGTTATTGCAGATGAAATCTGATGTGAAGGATATGCGTTTGCAGTGTTTGCATGTGGCGCAGGTTTCTTGGTTTTCTTTTGGGTTATTCATTGTGTACCTCCGGTAATGTGATATCATCATGTACATTGCCGATAATTTCCCAGTGTTTTGCTTCCTCTTCACAAAAGATAATACAATCTTCAAAGCTGTTATCAATACTTTTAACTGTCCAACCGCCTTGCCACCAAGTCACAATGCCTACATCTTTCATGTTCTCAATTTCATATCCGGCAATATCCCCCTCAAAAGTCAACTGCCCGTTTTTGTCCTTTGCTCCTGTGCATCGCCCCACCGTACCGGGGTCAATTTCTACAAACCCACTTCCCTCGATATCATCACAAAGCCACATGGCAGATACATGAATACCTGTATCTCTAATTTTTACCTTTGGGATATATGAGCCAACAACCCATTCCCCCTTGCGCTCCCCATTCTTAACCTTGCCTCTGGATAAATATCTATCAAGCATAAGCACCCTCCAAAACCCCTCTCTTTACAAACCCTTTCCCTTCAAGCATCTCTAAAAGCTCACTATCTATTAAAGCATCATCCATAAAGTCCAGCATATCTTTAAATGATAAGCAGTCCACATGATAATATCTTTCATAATGGCTATCTCCAAGTTTTATGTAGTCTTCGCCTTCACAGATGCCGTCTGAGCAGTTTAGGCAGTTGTGGATGGGTTGGGGGTTGGAATTGGGACATCCGGATTTATGACCTGTATAACTCAAACATTCTGCACAGAACATGATCTCACCCCTTCCATAAACTCCTTGGCACATCCGGCAAAGTCATTATGCGTAAATTCTGCAATCTTACCGGAGAATACCGGGGCTATTAGTCCTCGTTCGTAATAAAGAAACTTTAATTGTTTTAAGGTTAGATTGTCTTTGTTTATTTCTTCGTTTAACTGTTTTAGTGTTAGCATTTTGGGGTCCCTCCTGATGGGTAGTTGGTAGAGTTATTTATTTAGATACCGTTTTTCATTACCCGCAATACCGACCATAAATAACCTTGCTTATAGAAAGATTAAGTCCAAACTTCTCATTTGCAGTCATCAGCTCTACAGTATCGTCTAAAATCGGCTGACGCTCTGCCAGCATTTCCGGCGGCATATCACCTTTCTTAATCATCTTTGGATATCCGTGCTTGGTGGATATTGCTTTGTTGGCTATGCCGTTGGCCTTGATAAAGTCTACTTTAATTGGCGCAGACAATCCATTATTAAGTCTGCTCATAGCTTCTTTTTGGTGGTCCTTGTCAAGCATACAAAAGATTTGGAAGCCTTCAAGGCCTGTTGCTTGTCGTAGGTTACTTAAAATATCAAATACCCATTCTTGAAATTCTATTGCTTCTTTTCTGCGGCTTTTAAAAATCAGGCTGTAAATGCCCTTTTCATTGATAATGCTAAAGTCCGGATTCAAGTTTTGCCCGGAAAGTCCGCCCTCAATAGTATTTAGGGTACGATTTTCAGGCTTTACAGCCCTTAATGCCATGGTGGTATTTTTTAATCCAAGTATGGCACAAACATCTGCTGCCACTGCCCACCAATCGCCGGGGTCTTTTTCTATGAAACGAATGTTATGGCCATTCCATATTTCTGATTTCATATAACTCTCCTTTCTGCAACTGCTTTTCAACATTCCTCTGCAAATCTTCAATCAACTGCATTATTACTCCGCAGAATAATAGTTCGTCACTTCCTTCTTCAAATATCTTGTAGGCTAACATTGAAAAGCTGCGTATGCGGTTTAGGTCGTGGTGGATGTAGTTGGTGCCGATGTTTAAGTTTCTGCCGGTGGTTGGAATGGGTAACTCCCCCCCTTGACTTATATTTGCTAATAGCGTAAAATCATTCTGAGGGATTTTCATCGTGAATTATTGCGAATAATTTACGATGAGAGAGGTTAAATAAGTCTTCAAGTTTGCAAAGTGCAGTGTAGGATGGTTTTCGTCTGCCTCTTTCGATGTCGCTAATGGCTGCCTGGGTCAACCCCACCTGTTTGCCGACATCTTGCAGTTTCCATCCTTTCTCCTTGCGTTCTTGGCGTATTCTTAGGTTTTTCACTTAAACCTCCTTTCTCTCTAATAACTACGCTATTAGCATAGATATATTGTATACGCTTTTTGCGTAGATGTCAAGAGGATACTTTATGAGAGTTTCTAATATTTTATCTGAACGCATCAAAGAACTTAGGTCATCCAAAGAACTTACCATGAAGCGGCTCGGTGAAGCTGTTGGGTTATCAATGCAGGCTATCAATGATATTGAAAAAGGCAGAAGAACCACAACTGCCGATAAGCTTATAGCTATTGCCGAATACTTCGATGTCTCTGTAGACTATCTCCTTGGAACCGTCGATATCCCTGAACAAACTTCTAACACTAAATCTAAGCTTGGCGAACGTCTGACTGACCATTTGAAACAAAAGGGAATATCCCTATCTGATGCTTCCGAACACTTTGGAATAAGTAAGAGCTATATCAATCGCATTTTAACCGGCGATGCTGTTGTTCCTATAGAAGTGCTCTCTGCTATAGCTGATTATCTTGATGTTTCTACGGATTACTTGCTCGGCCGTTCTGATGATGTATGATGCGGTTGGTTTTCTAATGCGCTTGGTGGTGCCGTCTCTTTTCCAACATATCCTTAACCATGGCCCCTACCAATTCCTCATACCCTTTCAAACTTAAATCCAAAGCATCTGCTATCTTCTCAATACCTCTCCTTGATGGAATGTATTTACCTCTCTCCCAACTTCCTATGCTGGTTATCTCGTAGCCCGTCTTTTCTGCAAGGTTGGTCTGGGTGAGGTTTGCGGAGGTGCGTAGTTCTTTTATTTTGGCGGATAGGTGGGTGGGGGTGGGGGTTAGTTCAGACTTGGGGTTGGGTTCAGATTTGGGCTTGAACTTGGGTATGGAATTTGTATTGATGTTCATATGTGTCGCCTCCTGTGGTTGTGGTTTGGGGGTGGATGAAGAGTAGCAGGACTAGTAATGTGATGATTAATAGTTTTAGTAGAGATAGTTTCATGTTTTACCATCCGCTCCCCTTTGCATCAAAGAATGTTCCGTACATCTTAATCACCGCATCCACCTTTACCTGCAATCTTTCATATGTACCATCCGGATTAAGGTCAAGCACAGCACCTTTAACACGGCGCAGACGTTTGCATTTGGCTATCTGTGTTGCCGCTTTTTGGGTTATGCCAAGGTATGCCGCAAGGTCTTTAGGGGACATGTATGTAGAGACCGGAGGCTTGGCTATTCTCTCAAATTTAATTTCCCGCAAGCTGTTATCTTCTATAGATGAGCGTTTTGTAAGTTCTTTCAGCAGGTCGATTGTAGAAATTAGTTCTAATGGTAGATGCTGTTCCGGCTCTAAGCCTAATTTATCTGCTTTTCTCACACTACCATTCCCTTCATTGTAATTTTCATATTTAATAACGCAAAACTGATACCTATATAACAACCATCAAATACTCGCACATAACCTTATCAACAACATCATCCCTAACAGCACAAGCTTCCTCATGCTCACCATAAGTCTCAAGCAGCACTGCCTTATCATCTCTGCCGATTGCATAGACATTAAATCCAAAGCATAACCATCCTTCATCAGTAAGGTTGTATTTAGGTCCTACTGCAAATACAGTGTCTAGGGTGACTTCTGTTAGAAGTTCAAGTCCTGTGTCTTCGATGCTGTAAGTGTATATGGATGTTTTGTTCATGATAACCTCCGATAAAATTTTGATTTTTCTATCTTTTGTGGGGTTATCTTTGGTTGGGTTACTGTTGTTCGATAAGCTTGCTTGCGTACTATACACTCGCTCTCCGCATACTTTATAAAGCGTCAACGAGAAATACCATATGTTTAGCTTGACATTTTTTTATATGTACAGATATAATTAAACATATACATATGTCAACCTTCAAATAAAGGAGCGCTAAATATGAAATCAAATATCTTTTTTAACCAAATAATAACTGTTGATTCGGTCAACACATTAAGGAATATGGTGCTGAATGCAACTAGTAATGTGCAAAGCTTGCCAAGTGAAATCATTATCCATTTTTCAAGCCCTGGCGGTAATCTTAATGCTGGTTTTACATTATACAATTTTCTCCGTTCCGTACAAGTTCCTTTGCATATGCATAATATAGGCAATGTAGATTCAGTAGCTGTTATTATTTTTCTTGCTGCAGAAACTCGTTCTTGCTCACCTCATAGCCGTTTTAAACTACATAACCTTGATTGGACATTTTCTGAGGGGAGTATCGCACATGCGTCTTTAACTGAGTATTCGAGGCAGCTCGATTTTGAGCGTGACAGGTATGCCGCCATTTTCAATGAGCGCACAAAGGCGGCTCAAAGTTCCATTGATATTCTCGATTGCCTGAGCGGCAGCGCCAAGATTATTGATATAGAGACTGCCCGAGCTTCCGGTATCACCACTGCCCCCGAGGCAACAATAATTCCGGCTGTTTCCGCAGGAGGGTTTTGGGCCATGAATGTATAAATCATTCATTGGTTCACGGTTCATGTTAACAACTCCTTTTGCCAGATGAGGCGTTAATTTCTAAGTTTAATACATTTTTAAAATCTCCGCTGTGCCGGGTGACCGGTCCGGCGTTTGGGGTTATCTTTTGGATGGCAAGCCTATTGTTATATTAGGCTGCTTGGGTATCATGGCACACAAGAGCATTGCGCTCTGCATTCAAGCGATTATTAATTTCACGGTCTTTACTATCCCAGCGGTCTTTCATGCTAAGGTCAAAGATCTTGTGGTCAATCCAATCAATCTTTTCTTGGATTGTTAAGGCTGCATACTGTTCTTTGCTTAAATTGCGTATGCGGGCATACTGTTTATTTATAATCTGTCTTTTAACTTCGCTCCATGCCATTATTAAAGCATCACTCATGGTGATTTTGTGCATGATGTATTTTAGTTCATGGGCTCTTTTCATTACCATGCGGGTTACTTCGGTTCTTACGTATTTGATTTTGTTTATTGTTATTGTCATTTGGGTGGTCCTCCTTTGGGAATTGTAAGTTTTAAATTGTTTTAGTAACTTTATAATTACATTATACGTTTTATACATTCTCTCGTCAAGCATTATTTTATTTTGTAATGAAACTGTAATATTTATTACTTCATTTTTTATTGACAAATGTAATTATTAAGTTTATAATATACTCATTCTAAGGAGGTATTTCAGTATGGCTACAACAGAGCAAATCAAAATTGTATTATTAAAGCGCAAGATTACTGTTAAAGACTTATCAGAACGTCTTGGGACAACTTCCCAAAACCTAAGCGGCAAGTTTAAGCGTGATAATTTCAGCAGGCAAGAAATTTTAGATATTGCCGAAGCTCTTAACTGCGATTTTAAATCCAGCTTTGTCTTGCGTGACACAGGAGAGACTATATAATGTTCTCTCCTTTTTGCTGGTCTCGCTTGAAGTTAGGGGATTTTGAGCGGTTTTCCGGGTCTGCCTCTGGTTAAGTTGTGTCTTTATCCTGCCAATCTAAGCCTTCTATCATGGCTACCCAAAAGCTTAATCTTACGCTCTTCATATCCGAATCCTGCTTCCAGCAGACCAATATCAATGCGTTGCAGAGTTTCAATGGCTTTCAGCTGTTCAAGATTAAGATGCTTCCTTATACCTTCCCTATCTTGCAAGCCATGTGTTTTCCTAAATTTCTTGGCGTCCATCCCCAGCACAATTCGGTAAATCATATTTACCTCATTACTGTAATGATAGTGTTTAGGTTCTTCATAAGCTAACATTACAGCTTCTGTGAATGCAGGAAAATCCATTTTGGCAGATAATAAAGACTTTATCCACGCTTCCATCTGATTAAAGCGGTTTATGTAAGCTATTTTATAGACTGCCGCCTTTTCTCCATCGAATCCCATTGTTAAGTACGTGAAGCCATCTTTAGAAAGTAAGAATTTTGGCTGTAGCCTATTCCTTGTATCTTTATAGGAAGTTTCAACGAAGTTAATCTCCCCAAATTTGGGTTGATTGATATTTTGAAATGTATCCAAGGCAACTCCAATGTCTCTTAAAATATGGTCGTGGCGCTTCTCAAAAACTTCTGCAATCTGCAAGCTATCACAAAATGGCTTTCCATCTTTTTCGTATAGACCGTATTCAGGTACTAGCAGCATTTTCTTCATTAAATCTCCTTTCCGTCATCTGTTTATCAATCAGCCAGTATAGCGACATTAGATGACTTCTTACAATTCGCATAACTACAGCTTCGTCTGTTTCACAACTAATACAGACCTCGTTTATTCCGATATTCAAAAGTCTTGTAATGAGGTTAAGGTCGTTTAGAATGCTTTTGGCGGTTTGGGTTTGCATGGGCAGCCTCCTAAATGTAGATTATATTTAGTTGATATATATACTATATAACAACTTGACTACTATGTCAACCCTAAATTACAATAAATTTAAAATTATTTTAGGAGGTTTACAGATGAATAACAAAATCCCTTTGCAACTACGCTTAGATGAAAAGGCACATGCCAAAGCTAAAATTATTGCCGAAAAGGAAGAGCGCACCCTTAACAGCCAATTTGAATATTTCATCAAGCGTAGCATAGAACAATATGAACGCGAGAATGGTGCTATCCTTCTGAAACTTGAAGAATAATTTTAGCTTTCCTAAATCGTCTGCCGTCATCCAGAAGGCCATTCATTACATAATTCATAGATACCCCCAGCCGCTTAGCTTCTGATTTCACATAGTTATACAAATCTTCTGCCAAGCGTATTTGCGTATCTATCGTATTTTTACTTTCTTTAACCACTACTATCACCGCCTAAAACAAAATATTAAAATTATGGAGGTCTTTTCTATGCCAGCATCAATACCAAACCGTATTGCAATTAATTTTCGTCTTGATGAAACGGCACATGCCAAAGCTAAAATTATTGCCAGAAAAGAGGACGGGCCACTTAACGGACAGCTTGAATATTGGGTAAAGAAAGCAGTAGAGCAATATGAAAAAGATAATGGCGTTATCCATCTTGAAGATGAACAGTAATTCTTGCTTCTCTGAATCGTAAGCCATCCAAAATAATACTGTTCATTTCATTACTTATGGCATTTCCTGTTTTGTTGGCTTCTGAACATATGCGTTCGTATAATGATTTTGATAAACGATGTGTACGTGCTATGATTTCAATATTTTCAACTTCTTTTTCCACCCAATCACCTCTTTCCGAAAGGAGAAATAATCTTGCAAGTACGTTTATCCAAACAAGCTGAAAAGTATTATCTATCTCAAGATGCCATAACCAGAAAGCGTCTTAAAAGCGGCTTGGCAGGTCTTGAAAAAGTTCCGCCGCAGGGCGATATCGTACCCATCCAAGGTATACCAAATACATTTCGTTTAAGAATCGGCGGTTTTCGCTTGCTGTTCTCAATAGAAGCTGATATAATAACAGTAACAAAGATACAGCCGAGAGGTCAGATTTATAAAAGTCTTTAACAAGGAGGTTCTGGTATGACCAAAACAGTTGATAAACAACTTTTATTTAATGTTATAGATTCATTACCGCCGGAAGAGTTAAGAGTTATTTACCGCATGTTCTCCGGATTCATAGAAGACTATATCGATACTCACCTGAGCAAAGAAGAATACGAAGAGCACTTGCAGGTCCTTGAAGATGTTCGAAGCGGCGAATATACAGCATTATCTGATTTACCTGATTAGCGGCCGTAAGGCTGCTTTTTTTACGCTAACTTTGAGAGGTTTTCCGGGCTTACCTCTGGTTAGGGTGTGTCTACCGCAAGTTAAGCGGAATCTTCTTTTCCACGAATAAGCCAATCAGTGGTGCAGTCAAGCACATCTGCCAGACGTGATATAAGCGGTGCAGTTGCATTTCTTGAGCCGCGTTCAACTTGGTTTATCATTGGTGAAGAGATATTGACCAATTCTGCAAGCTGAACTTGGTTTAAACCTTTTTTCTCTCTTGCGATTTTCATTCTGTCACCAAATGTCATTTTCTCATTCCTTTCTAAAAATATTTGCTATGGTTATTGCATTTGTTTTCCATGTGGTGTATAATTACAGGAAAGTTTTATGATACAAGCCAATGTCCTTATTTTTTGGGGTGTTGGCTTGCTATGGTTATAGTATAAATCGAAAATTCGATATTGTCAATAGCTAAAATCGAATTTTCTATATTTGATTTACTAATATTTGGAGGTGCGAGTTAAATTTGGTAGAAAGAATATTAGGGTTAATGGAAAAAAAGGGTATTAAAGGTACGCACTTCGCTACAGAGCTTGGTATATCAAAAAATGCAATTTCAGAATGGAAAAGCGGTAAAGCGAAACCCTCAACAGACGCCGTAGTCAAAATCGCCAACTATTTCGATGTAACAACCGACTACCTCCTAACAGGCACCCACCCCAAAACCCAACCACCCCCCAAAACAGAAAGGGAAAGTACCATGAGCAGCAAATCAAACCAAAATAAAGACTTGGCAAGGGACGCAATCCGCATTTGCTTAGAAAACCCAACTCTCTACAAGGGACAGCAAATAGAAGTGCAAGAACCGGCCCCTGCAGAGCTATGGACCAAAGCGGTTTTGCCGATTGTAACTAAGTCTTTTGGCATTATCTCAAAAACCCGTGCAGAAGAGTTAATTTACGTAGCAATGAATGATGTACATTTTCCTGATTACATGTACCCAAATCATGAGGAAATGTCCATGCTGCGAAATATTGCAGAGAGAAATGATAATGCGCTTGTAGAAGGATATTGTGAATTCTTGCGTAAATACGAGGAAATAAGCTCACTAATCCCTGAATCAATTCCTGATTCACAAGAAAAAAGCGATGCCGAATTACTTGGCACCGCTTTATATCAAAGATTAGTTGCTTTAGGTAAAATTGACCCAAATGCACCTATCACCGAGGAACTCATTTCCTCAATTTTCGATTCTATCGTCAAGAACCTTGGGGCCTAATAAATCTACAATTTCCGGAATTGCAGAATGTGCAGCTTCAAGACTGCTGAGTTTTTCAATTAGGCGCTCTCCCAGAATGGTCATAGGCTTGGCTTGCAGCATAATAGTGTCAATAGCTGATTCACTTGCATACTCTTCCGTAAGCTTAGTCTTTACTATTGCCGCTATGTAGCTTTCGCTGTATTTGCCTTTGTTTTGGTTAATAAACTCTGCTATATAGGCGTAGCTATTGTGAAGTATATTCATAGGCCATCCTCCGCAAGTATTGCATGAGGAATAGAGCCTTTAATACCCAAACAACAGACACCATACCAATTATGGGCAAATCTCACAATTAAATTTTCGCCTTCCCCACCATCTCTAGGGATATGTACCCGCCTTCCTTCAGGCGGGTTAAAATGATTAACAGGTATCATAAACAGCTTCTCCTTTGTTTAATCATCACAGGTAAACAACTTTTCCGGCCGCACATTCAAAGCTTTTGCTATTTTGCATATAACAGTAATAGAAGGAACCACTGTATGGTTTTCAATGCTCTGAAGATGAGATAGAGCAATTCCGGTTCTCTTGGAAAGTTCAGTACGTGTAACCCCTTTTAACACCCTTACACGTCCAACTAATATCATAATACAAACACCTCCATGACGAATAGTGTCTGCAAAAATAAGTGTTTTTACTTTAGGCCCTTATTATAGCACAGACCCCTAACCTATATGTAGGTCAATTTTCATATTTCATGAAATGATGTTAAATAGTTGAAATTTTAAAAAAATAAGAGTGTTTATGGAATGGATTCTGACAATAATTACATAGATTTGTCACCAAATGATACTGACACTGCGATATGTAGTAGTGAGTAAACTGAAATACAATACTCAAAAAATAATTAATAAAGCTTTACATAACTTCATAAAACAACAACCAACCACAAAACCCTATAAATAAGCCATCCCTAGACACAACCATACCTCCAATACATAAAAATAAATGTGTAATTTATGGAAATCGTAAATTTTCTATTTTTAACAGAAAATTTAAAAAAATAGTAATTATTTGAGGGATTTTGGAAAGTTGTTATATGAAAGTTTTGGATATCATCTATGGGATATCAATTTTAATTAAAGAGCAAAGTTCATATAAGGGGGAGGGGGAGAGCGATTGAAAAAAATCATCGGTAGTTGTGGTACAATCGTTAAGATAATATTATTTATTGTCTAATACATCAAAAAGGAGAGCTTTACATGCCAGTTAGATTCCAAAAGCGAAAGAAAATAGCACCCGGCGTTAGGCTTAATATAGGTAAAAAGGGTGTTAATAGCGTGACATTAGGCAAGCGTGGCGCAGGTGTTACAGTGGGCAAACGTGGTGTACATACTAATGTTGGTATACCCGGCACAGGGGTATCCTACCGTACAAAAATTGCGGGTGGCGTAAAAAACCCACAAAACAAAAGCACATTTATACAAAATCAACAAGGCCATACCGAAATAGGAGATACGGAGGTTTCGACAATACCTATTACAGTAGCATTTATTACCACTGTGGTTGTATTCATAATTGCTTGGATTGTTGCCGACTTTTTTGGAGCTTTGTTTTTTGCACTTGCGGTAGGATTTGTTGTTGCTGTAGCAGGAACTATAATAAGTAACGCTAGGAATAAAACTAACAACCACGATGCTATGCCAACCAAGCCAAGCCAAGGTAAGGCAACTGTAGAGTTTCATGGTTTTGATGACAACTTAACTGAAATTGGAGCTAAAGCAAACGCACATATTTGGTTAGAACATGCCAAAATGTCTTCTCATGCACTTGCCACCACCACAAAGCCGGTCGCTTTTTTCTCACAGTTTGATTCCTTTATAGAAAATGCCACTAAATTGGTTAGCGCATCAAAAGCGGGATATATAACTCTAGTAGACAGCAATATTGAAAATGCCTTAGATGAAGCAACGCACAAAAGAAGCGAAGCTATAGACCATTTCATCAACAGAGCGTATACAAAGACTATCGAAAATATAGAGCAAATAAAAACTGCCAGCGCAAAACAAAAGAGGGTAGAAGCGTTTTTTGCTACCATGCAAGAGTATTATGACAAAATGGAGCTCTCTAACATTGCTCTTTTGGAAAGGTTGAGAGATGGGCATGCAGAAGTTTATAATGAAGAAAATAAAGTGGTTGTTGCTGATAAGCACTTCGACACTATGACAGGCCACGAATTTGAACATTTTTGCGCTGATTTACTTTTGAAAAACGGCTTTACAGCAGAAGCAACAAGCGGCAGTGGCGACCATGGCGTTGACATCTTGGCCGAAAAAGACGGCATTACATATGCCATACAGTGCAAACGGCAATCATCCAATGTTGGCAACAAAGCTGTACAAGAAATCTACTCCGGCAGGACTTTTTATGGTAAAAATATTGGTGCCGTACTCACAAACCAATACTTCACCTCGTCTGCAAAAGAAGCTGCTGAAAGGACAGGGATTGTTTTGTGGGATAGAGGGCAGTTGGAAGAATGGACCGACAAGGAGTAAGCTATGCCAAAATACAAAAAACGTGCAGACGGTCGCTATAGCACACATATAATCATTGGCGTGAAACCGGACGGAAAGCCTTTACGCAAAACAATATACTCCAAAACGCAAAGAGGCCTGGAAGAAAAGGCGGCAGAGCTGCGCAGGCAGGTCGGGGTGGGAACAGTTGTGCAGGATGAGGGTGCTACGGTTGGTGAATGGGCCTATAAATGGCTAAAAGCATATAAATCCGGGGTAGGTGACAGGACTTATAACATATATGAAATAATCATCAGAGTGCATATAATACCGGTTATCGGGCATTTAAAATTAAAAGATGTAAGGCCTTTTCATATTCAAGGTGTCATAAATAAAATAGTAGAAAAGGATTTAACAAGGGTCGTTGTCCAAACCTCGCAAGCTTTAAAACAGATATTCAAACGTGCTGTAGACAATAATCTGCTGACAAAGAATCCTACAGAGTTGATTGAGATTCCAAAAAATCAAAAGCCTATCAAGCGGGCACTTACGGACCAAGAAAGGATGTGCTTCGAATCTGCCGACCTAGATGCCAAATCGAGAACTTTTTTATTTACATTGCTATATGCGGGACTAAGAAGGGGCGAGGCACTTGCGTTGCTGTGGAAAGATATAAGTTTCGAAGATAAAACCATTTCGGTTTCCAAAACATGGGCGGTTAAAGGCAGCCGGGCTTGGATAAAGCCTAATCCAAAAACTGAATCCGGCAACAGAGTTATACCTATTCCGGAAAAGTTGCTTGAAGAATTGAAGGGCTTGCGTATAATTTCAAAAAGCGATTATGTATTTGTTTCGGCAAGAAATGAAATGATGTCAGAGAGTGCATTTAGGCGTTTTTGGGAGAAGATAGAGAAGCAATTGAATTTATCTATTGGTGGAGATGCCAAGAATCACTTGCTGCCAAAAGATATCACGCCGCATATTTTCCGTCACACCTATGCAACTATGTTATTTTATGCAGGCGTTGACATAAAAGCGGCTCAGTATCTTTTGGGGCATTCAAGCGTAGCAATGACGATGGAAGTATACGCATGTGTCAAGTAGGGACAACGAAATTTAATGTTAAGTTTGTGTTACAAAACCCTTGTTGACATATAATCTGCCATCATCTTTATACTGCTCATCCAGCCAAACAATCTCAATCTCATTCTCGCCATAAACCAACACCTTATCTACAAGCAGGTCAACTAATTCCCGGTCAAGACTTTCGATTGTCAATAGCGGACGCAGTTCAGATAATCGCCTATCCACAGTGTCTTTGCCCTCGGTCAGTGCCGTTAGCTGATTTTGAAGTTTCCCCAATTCAGCGGTCTTGATAGCAATTGCGTTGTTAATGGTTTCTTTTTTAGACAAGAACTCATCTTGGGTTATCTCGCCGGAAACAAGAGCGGTTATATTAGTCGTAACCCCATTTTCAAGGGTTTTGATGGCTTTGGACTCCAATCTGATTTTGCCCTCAATATCAGCCTTTGAAATCCCTTCTTGCCGGATGGCTGCCAGCTTCATTTCCTCTTGGTCTATCATCACAGCAGCATAGGCTTTAACGGACTCCAAAACAGCACTCTCAATGGTCATTTGGGATATGGCGCAGTCCGGGCAATCGTAGTGGTCGGTGTAGTATTTGGACTTACACTTAAACCACGGATTTAGCGGATTTGACCGTTTTAATGTACGATTGCATACAGGACACTTTATCTTGCCGTGAAAGATATGGTCGATAGGAACATCACTTAGTCTTTCCTTGCGGATAGCTTTATGCGCTCTATCAAACTCATCTTTCGTAACGATGGCATCGTGGGAATCCGGTACGATAATCCATTCTTCCTTGGGGCGCTTCACGCAGCTTCTTTTGCCGGATTGTTTAATCACGTTCATGTTATGAACGGAAATGCCTGTGTAGCGAATATCGTTGATTATTCTGCCTACAAGTGCATTGCACCAGTATGTGAAGTTAGGGTCTGCCTGCCTCCAACCGCCAACGATACCTTGCTTTTTCTTGTACTCGCTTGGTGTTGGTATACCTCTGGCATTTAAGATTTGAGCAATCTTGGACGTGTTATTACCATCCATCGCCAAAGAAAACATCAGCCGTACATACTCGGCACTTTCTTCATCAATGACGATTTTATTCTTTTCGGTTGTCGATTTTTTGTACCCAAACAATGCCCAACAGCTTAGATATTCTCCTTTCTTCATTTTTGTCATTTTACTTGACATTGATTTTTGGGCTAAATCCTTGTTATAGTGCTGATTAGCAAGGTTAATAATAGCCAGCTCCAGATTTGACAGCGGGCTTTTTAGGCTGTCATAGTGGTTGTTAATGGCTATAAACCTTATATCCTGCACTACCAAGAAATTCATCAAAAGGTCGTCAACATCAATGGAGTCACGGCCTATACGTGATAGGTCTTTTACTGCTATACATTGTACAGCACCCCGCTTTACATCAGCCATAAGACGCTGATAAGACTCACGTTCCGTATGACTGCCGCTTATGCCGTCGTCCACATAATCAACCACAATAGCACCTGCAAACTCAGATTGCAGGGTGATATAATTTTTAATCATGGCACGCTGATTTTTTATGCTGTTGCTTTCGTCCTTTGCATCATCTTGCTCTGATATGCGCTGATAAGAAGCAATGACATAGTTAGAGCGGCTAATTGGCGAAAATGACTGCATACTGCCCTTGCTGCCCGAAAAGTCTGCATAACCCGCATCAAGTCTTGCGGCATTACTGGTGTTATTAGCAAGCATCAGTTAATACCCCGCTTTCCTCAATTAGATTATTCAGTTTTTCAAGCTCGTCCATGAAATTCAGTACAATACTGATTTCATTTGTTAGAGGGGAAACCTCTATACGGCTTATCAGCGTAGATACCATTGCCCTGTTCAGCGTAACAAATCCAGTGAAATTGCGGAAGTTGGCTAAGAAAGCATTTTGCCGCTGCTTGTCTAGCTCATATCCGGCTAATTCTGCTTGAATACGTTCCGCTTTTGTTTCTGCCATTTTCTTCTCTTTCTCAAAATTCAAACGAGCCAGTTCAAATTCCTTGTCATCAAGCA